CACACCAGTCAACGATCAGCAGCAACAGGTAAAGATCGATGTTCTTCAGACTCCTGGACCAAACCTTTCCGGTTCAGAACTTCTTAATTACTTTTATAAGAAATTAAAGATGGACTCCAAGATACCTTACTCTCGTTGGGAAGGTCAGTCAGGTATGGGTGCATTTACTCTTAATGCTGAGGGTATTACTAGGGAGGAAGTTAGATATCAAAAATTCGTGAATCGATTAAGATCAGCTTTCTCTGAGCTCATGATCAAGCCATGGTACTTACAGATGTGTTTAGATTTTCCTGAGCTAGCGGATGACTATAAGTTCAACAATGCGATAGGCATAACCTACAATAACGATAACGTCTTTGAAGAGATGAAGAAGAACGATATTGAGGCTAAGCGAATCGCATCGTTTACATCTAAGAAAGGAATCTTGAAGGACGACGGTACGCCATTCTTCTCCACTCAATACTTGATTAGAGAAGAATTAAAGATGACTGAACCTGAGATTGAAGCTAATCAAAAATGGTTTGACCAAGAGATTAAGGAAGAGGCTGAAGCAGCAGCAGCCGCTCCACCTGCAGGAGGAGCTCCTCCACCAGCCGGAGGAGGAGGTGCAGCAGCCGCAGCAGGCGGAGCCGCTGCTGAAGGCGGAGGTTCTGAAGTAGTTGAGGGAGGCGAATCAAAAGGAGCAGGCCAACTTTAATAGTATCCAATAAAATAGTATAATAACTTAGAACAAAAAATCTAAGTTATGAAAGAACAAGTCACAGTACTAGTAAACTCTCTGCTTGATCTACCTAAGGAGATCATGACCCTTCAACTTTCAGCTTTGTCGCTGAATGAGAACATTCAAAAGCTATCTGAAGATATTACCGTTCGTGAGAATGAGATCAAGTCTGAGATCAATGCCGCAACCGATGACTCAGGTAAGAAGATGTATTCTAATGAAGAGTCTAGAAAGATCGCTTTCTTGAATGATTCCAAGAGTGATTCTACTCTGGCTTCTCTTTATTCTTCTAAGAAAGAATCAGATTCTTCTTTACAGTCAATAAGAGTTGAGATTGAGATGAAGTCTAACGTCCAACGAAACATACGATCCATTCTAGGAGTCATGTCAGGCATTTCAATTGAGGGTTAGTCGTAAAATATCGCGATAGAATTCTTGACTTCAGGGACGTCTATTAATAAAACAAGGATGTCTCTATTGGAAGTCTGATCAGCATAGATCGAGGGTTTCACCTCGATCTTTCTTTTTCTAGTCTCTCCAACATATCTATTGATCTGATCAGCTGCCTCTCTTGCCACGGCAAACGGATCGATTGAAAACTCAAAGAGATAATTGTTAAGGCTTACTCCAAAGTCAGGATCGCCAAGCACTTCTCCCTTGTTTGTGAATAGAGTCATTCGTATTCCTTGAATAGTTGCTTCAAGGTCGTCTGCGATTTCCACCTGATTAGCCCGATATTTGGGATCATCCGGTGTTCTCATGTAAAAGTCTCTTAAGCTCGCCATCTTACTGTCTTGTTAAATACATCCAGTCGGCAGTGTTTTCACCCTTCATCATGGTGTTGACTGCTTCCATTTCTTTTTCTGCGGTTGTGACTATATTCTGATAATTCACAGTCACTCCTCCAGGAAGAGTATAATTAAAGGTCTGAAGCATGTGAGCAAGCCTCACTTTTGCGTGTGCTCTAACGTATCGTTGGAACATCTCATCCTCAAAAAGCTTGTCCTGTTCAAGTTTCTTGAAAACTCGAAGAACTGCATTTGTTTTAGGAGTTCTTCCGATCACTCCCAATAGTTTAGTGTTCTTGTTATAATCGTATGCAATCGTGTCTAGCATCATAGCTTTAGTCAAGTCTAGGAAAGAGAACATTACCGTTCTGTACATGATGCTCTCTCCAATAAAAGGAGTCAAGAATATCTCAGAACCTATGAATTTCTGTTCAGCAAAGTCACGGTCGATCGTTGCAAAGATAGATCCTCCTTTTGCTTCCTTAAAGTCAACTACGAACTGTACACAGTCAGGAAGTTGAATCTGTCGTAGCTTCTTAAAGGTCGCATTATTAAAGAGGTCAAGAGGTAACATTAAGTATCTGCTCTCAACTGCATGTCTCCAGTTATCCCAAAAGAATCTAGAATCATTTAGAATGATACGTTTAATCTCCTTTTCAGGAAGACCGTATGGTAATGCTCCTGAGAAAGTGATCTCATCATTTATGTCCTGTATGAGCTGGGCTTCCGTCATTCTTATTATTGATTTTTACCTGTTCCGCTTCCCTTCTCGTCGCTAAATCTAACGCTAGACTTATCGATTGAGAGGTTGAAGTCTTTGTCTCCCATTGAGCGACCTAACGCTCTTAGGTTTTTCTTAGCGACGACATTATCCTGCTTAGCTGCACGACCAGTAGAATTCCTCATCACTTGATCTATGGCCTGTTGCTTGATATTTTTCTTCCAATCGCTATGAAAGATCATGTTCATCGCTCTAGTGATATCGACTTCCTGTATGTCGCCGTTATATCGATTTGGATTTCTTGCAGCCTTTTCATTCGCGAGCTCTCTGGCTATAGCCATAATCTGAGAATAAAGTCCAGCCAACGCGCCTTGTACCATGCCCTTAAAATTAGTAGGGTACACCACCTCCTTAGTAGCTTCATTGATGAATTGATTATATGACTTTATCTTTCTCTCCATTATGCGGTCGGCGTAGCAGGTTGAGGAACTGCTTCTGCTGCTTTTTGTGCGGCTGCTTGAGCAGCTTGAGTTGCAGCTTGCTTCTTCTTTTGTTCTTCAGCTAATACTTTTTTGCGATTCTCAATATCCCTTTCCCAAGTGTTTATTTGGTTCTTATACTGCTGAATCTTTGTGCTAAGGTCAATCAACGTAGGGTCAGTAAGAGCAGCGTCTTCCTCCTTTACCATTTGAGGATTCGCACCAGCTTCTACTTCCTTAGCTGCCTTGTCTGCCGCGTTTTGAAAACTCTTAAAGCTCTTTATGTATGATGACATCGGTATGCTTTATTTTTATTTATTCTGGTGTCTTCTGGTCGCATCAATAAATTCTTTATATGACATGACCTTATTCTTTGAAGATCCCTTTGGGTTTGCTCCAAACGCACTAGTTAATCTTCCTCCAGATAAGAATGGAGAGTTGTTCCAGTGTGCTGGTACCTTGCCCGACGCTCCTTGATAAAACATCAATGAGTTTGCTCGCTGAATGTCTGGTCTTGTGATTAGATCCAATGGATCCGTTTCCATGGTGTTTGCACCAAATCCTTCAGTGAGTCTCTTCATGTTTTATGCTGGAAAGTTAAGATCACTTGCAGGCTGGTCTAGAGAAAAATCAGCAGGTTGCGGTTCTACTTGCTTAGAGAAAGTAATATCCGTGTTATCGTCGATTGTAGGCTCCTCTGCACCAGTAGTCATGGCCAAGATCTCTTCCTTGTTCTCCTCTACGAATTTCTCAAGTCCCATGCAAACTAATGGATCGATCTTTTTACATCTTTCCATAAGCTCCTTAACTGTAAGATTCATCACATCAGCCTCAGGCAAAGCCGGCTGAGAATCAGAAAAATTTGGCATCTCTTCCATTGAAGTAGCAGCAGGCTGTGGAACTTCCATTGGTATGTCCATTCCGCTTTGTGGTTGGATTGGAGCAGGCGCTGGCATTCCTTGTGCAGGCTGCATTTGCTGTGTTGGCATTTGCTGAACGTCATCTGCCTCGTAAAGTCTTTTTATTGAATTGTACCTCATGATGTAACAAACATTATTTTATATCTTTATTTATTCAAAAACCAGTAGATTGTTTTGAGATATAATCAATCATGAAGGAAAAAGAGATAGCAGCAGCGTCTGCTGCACTTATAGAAGAATTAAAAGGACAAATATTGAAGAAGATCGAGTTAGTTAGATCTAATATAGTCGAAGGCCAAGGCTCCAATAGTGAATCATACATTCAGATGTTAATGATGATCGATGAGGATCTTGATGACGTTCTCTTGAATTGGGAATACGATTCGATCAGTGCAAGGAGAATCGGATCATTTTTTGATGAAGAAGACTAACAGCAAAGTTTATCTTTTCCCATTCAAGTCAACCATGTACTTACCCTTAGTGATTGCATTCTTACCTATGATACATGGAAATTTCATATTGCCTCTATCCGTAAGAGACACCTGAACCCTAATCTCGTCATTCCCTATCTTAAGCATAGTCCTAATTCGGTAGCGGTCCTCAGACTTGCCTGAAGAATTCTTGACCTTTACTTTATCAAATTTTGAGAATTCTAGACGATTAGATGGAGATTTTATCCAAAATGAAAGAACCCCATTTTTAACTTTAATGTCGTTTGCGTCGATTGAAGTTCCATCTGCTCCAGTATCAATCTTAGCTTTAATGCTAGACACTTTAAGCTCAGGAAAAGATACTTTTTCAGTGGACCCTAATGATCTTCGAGGATTTGAACCATAGTAATCCCAAGCTCCTGGGTTCTGATGGATCTCTGATGAAGTTATGAACTCCTTAAAACTCTCTACTAGCCTTTTCATTTGCCTAGGTGATTCATTAAAGCTCCGCCTATGATGTTTGCATGAATCCTAAGATGAGCACAATCCTCTGAATCAAGCTTAGTCTTCTTTCTAGTATAATCTATTCCCATTATTCCTATGAACTTATCATCAATGTTCTTGATAGAGAATAGGTACCCTGACCTACAACCAGATTCTTCAGCAACATACTTTAGTCCATAAGTAGCAATACTTTCATCTTTGAAATCAGGTATCTCAATCGCATCCCTATCTAATAACTGATTTATTGACCGACTAAATAGGTTTACTGGTATGTTTTGAAAGCTAGTTTGAATAGAATTTGCACCGCTTCCAACAGTCTCATATAGCATGCTAAACTTAGCAATAGACTTTCCAGTGGGATAGAAATGTCCTCCATTATGAAACTGGATGATCCACACACGGTCAGCTTTAAAATCTTCCCGGATTGCCTCTATCTTATTCGTTATCTGTTCGCCGACTTTTAGTGCATCAAGCACAATATCTGGTTTCGGCTTAGAATTGTCCAGTTTATTCTTTATGTAGATGACAAGAACTGGTCCTATCACACCTGTTATGAATGCTATTATTATAGGTATCATCTCCTTCACTAAGTACTCTTTAATTACATGTTACAGCCACAACTATAACCGTACTCGTCTCCCATTGCTCCGCAATTAGAGCAGAATTGCTCTTCTTCTTCAGAATAATAGTCCTCTTCTGGATACATTCCATATTCATCCTCATCCTCTGGATACATTCCATATTCATCCTCATCTGGGTTTGCGCCATACCCGAAATAGTCATCAGGATTAGCTCCATAGTCTTCACCACTATCTTCGTCTTCTCCATAATAACCATCATATGATTCATTAAGGAATCTAGAAAAACTCTTTACTAGTCTAAAGCTTTCTTCGACTTTTTCTTCTTCAGTCTCGTCTTCTTCAGTCTCGTCTCCTTCAGGATTTCCAGAGTCATCATCATCCTCTTCAACTTCTTCAGCGTCATCTTCAAAGTCGTCTTCTTCCTCTTCTTCTGGAGGATTCATTCCTGGTCTTTCTCCTTGAGAGAATGCAGGAACGCTTCCTTCTCCTGGACCAGCCGGTGTTGCTTCATAATTACCAGAAACAGGTCGTTTTGGCCCTAATTCAGGTTGATCGTATGTTGTATCATCAAATCCCTCTTCAAAGTTTGAGGAAGCACTTGTCATGTTATCCACTCCCAATGGATCGCTATTTCCTGTTGAATATTTGTCAGAAAATTCGAAAAAGTTTAAAACTCTACCCGACATTGTGTATAATTATTTTAGTTATTTATCTCTAACTTTTAGAGACTTTAAAAAAATCAAGTTAAATGAGTGAATGGAGAGTACGAGATGATCACCGAGCCAATGAGCTTAGTGTGATGCCAGGAGGAAGCGACGTAAAAGCGCTTTACACAGATGGCAAAATATTAATTTACGACAAAATAAAGAACGTCAAGAAGTATTGCTCCGTTCTTATTTCTAGACCCGAAGTCATTGAGATCTGGGTCGATGAGAAACCTTATTGGAAACGCTAAACAATCATATATGGAAAATGAAATGGAACAGATGCTTGACTCCTACTATGAGGATTCAGTCGAGCTTAGGGACAACAAGTTCTTAATTTTTAAGAGAGTCAATGACTATCGTCAGAGCGATCGAATGGCTGCAATGGTCTACCTTGAGGATCGTACTCTTGGAACCATGATTGAGCTAGGAACTTACTTTGACGCTTCGTGGAGGTTTCTAACTCCGATGACTGAGAAACTGTTTTGGTCAAACGTTAAGTCCTATCAGGATGAAACTAAGGATGTCTTCAACAGGATTAGGTGTCGCATTCCAGATTCTAGAGACCTGTTTATGTATCGTTTGCATTTTTCCAAATTTAGGACCAGCACAGCAGAAACGATAGACCGACTTAAAAAAATATTTCACGGTGAAGTACAAGACAATAACAATTAGAGTTGAACTCTCAGGAGAGAAAGAAGCTCTTCTAAAGACTGTGACAGACATTGAACTAAAGGTCTCAAAGAAAATAAATCGCGTGATCTGGTGGAGGCGACTCTTTGGAAAGAAGAGTACCATCAATCTGGACAGGGTTAACATAACACAATTTCCAAACAATTAATTATGGCAAGATTATATAAGACAGTTGAAGTAGACGCCGAGGTAGAGATAAAGTTCAACGACGTAATCGAATACATTGAAGATTACGCGACGAGGGCCGAGATCGCAGAGATCCTAGAGACGATACGTGACGAGAAAGTAGACAATTTTCTTGAAGCAAATAAGCTAGATGGAGACTACCTCAAAGAAGAAAAGACTATTCTGCTTTCAAGAGCGGCAAAGAAGTTCACACTACAGGAACTTGAAGAAAAGCTTGGAGGAAATAAATTTGATTTTATTTAGGTCCTTTTTTACGAGACCTAACTATTAAACAGACGATTATCGCAATTAGAATTACTGATAGTCCGCTTAAGTGGACTATCGATTCTATTTCTTGAGATACCATTTATTAGTGCTATTTAAGATTATACTTCTTAGCGAGCATCATCGCTCTTTTCTTATCCATTCCACCGGCCTTATATTGAGCAAGCTTAGCGTCTGCATAGTCGTTATCCCCGTCTCCGTCCTGGTCTTCTTGCTTCTTCTTTTTAGCGGCAGCTTTCATCTTTTCTTTCTTCTTTGCTTCATTCACAGTAAAACTCTCAAAGCTCTTAGCTAACTTACTAAATGGGTTGTCCTGCATCATGAGCCCAGCAAGAGGATTTTCTCCGCCTTGATGTTGAGTACTCATTAGGAAGTTTGCAACCTCTTGGATATCGTCTAGTGAGGAAGCAATGTGATCAACCGCCCAACCATGACCGTCACTTAGGATTGAATCAACCATTTGAGGATCCATTTCTAGCATCGCATCAATGTGTCTCTTTATGGTCTTTAGGTTTCCGAAGAACATGTAGTTATCAGGTTCCTGCATACAACCACCGTCCATTCCTCCACAACCGCATCCACATTCGTAAAGTCTTCTCATCTCTTTTAATTATTTTCCTTTAGAAGCCTTGATCAAGTTCTTAGCTAGAGTATTTCTCTTATGGGTCTTAGCATCCTTCTTGTCAAGCTGAAGTCCAGGTTTCTTTTTATCTTTGTCCTTCTTCTTAAGTTTTGCCTCGCTCTTATCGATGTCAGATATATTCATCTTCTCACCTTTTTTCATTCCCATTTCCTTGCGAAGAGCTCCCTTCTTCATGTCTCCAACAACTCCTCCGATCCATTTGTCTTTCTTAGCTTCATTTACGAATTGTGAGAAGCTCATGATTCCCCTAGACTCCTGTACTCCAGGTTGAGTTGCAGTATCCAATTCGCCTTCAACTGGGGCAGCAGGTACAGTTCCTGAAGTAACTTGACTATCACTAGGCGCGACTCCAGTAGTGCCGACTGGCTGAGCATCAAGGGATTGATCTAGGTTAAATCGTACTGCTACTGGAATAGACGTGTCTCCAGTAACGAATTCAGACTGGTATGTTCCTCCGACCATTCCATCCTTCATGTCTTTAAACTGTTCATCACTAATCACAAAAGAGATCGCATCAGGATCGTCTTGCGAACCAGTGGTCTGTTTTCCAGCTATACTTATCTTCATTGATACAGTAACGACATCTAATGAAGTTTGCTTATTCATGAACTTAGCATCAGGCTTGAGTAGAGTACCGTCTTTTTCTAACTGTTCAACTTCCGCCTTTGTGAAGAGAGAGTCAAGTATATGAGTCTTCGCAAGCTCTTCAAAGTTTAAGACCGCAGGTTCATCAGTAGATGAAACGTTCGCTTTTATTTGAGTCGAATCGCTAGGCACGCTCGCTTCTGGAGCGGCCGGTGTTCCCATTTCTTCTGGGCTTAGAGGCTCTCCCGCTTGTTCAGCTTCGAATATCTTTGCAAAATTAAAGTACTTATGCATTAGTATTTCCTTTTTTGTTATTTATCTTAATCAGAATAGATTTTAGAATAGAGATCAGACATTAAGTCTATCATCTCTTCTATCGTACCTTCCCTTCTTAGTTCCTTGAAGACTAAATTCTCGACTGAGAACTCTCCTCCTGAAGCAAGACCTGACTTCCGGTCAGCTAATACCTTCCTTTTGAGTCTCTCAACATACTCATACAGGATCTTAGCTTCCATTCCGGAGATAGACTTTGCTCTCTTCTTCATCATCTCTACTTCTGCCTGAATCACTCTCTTCTTTTCAGAAACGTCCTTTTGATCGATCTGTGGAGGATTGTATTGTGGAACTATTATCCACTTTCCTTTAAGAAGAGAATAGAGACCTGAAGCGGTGTGTTGTTCGTCTTTGTGTTGTACATAGCATTCCACATCATGTCCTCTAAGGACTACTGGATGCCGTTGGTTCCACATAAATCTCTGACCATCCAATGCCTTTCTTACTAAATCGATGTTTGAGTCGACTTGTGAAAAATCAACTATTAAGTGAACATCTAGGTCAGAGTCACGATTCCAGTTATAGTTAGCCAACGAGCCAGTCAGCTGTACGTCAATGATCGGAACATCGAGCTTTAAGGATTCCCAAAAGTCCTTGGCTATCTGTAAGAGAGTCTTTCTGATCTCAGGCTTCATTTGATTTTCCTCCCATATCTTTGGACAGAGATCCTTATGATACTCAACCTTTTCGTTGATCCACTCGCTAAATTTTCTAGCTCGATTTTTCAAAATAAGAGATAATTTGTATTATTTATCTGATTATTCTTTTGATAAATAATGAATATGAAACACGTTAAATCATACTCCTCAATAAATGAGTCAGTTCTTCAAAACGGAATAGTCCTAATCAAGGGAAAGCCTAGAGGTAAGGACAAGGAGAAGATGTTGTATGCAGGTCACGTGATGAGTTCTGCTGAGCTTAGACCTGGTGCAACCATGCTCTTTATGTCAGACCAGTTCTATAGAATAATAAAAGAAGGAGATCGACTGAAGGGAGTGAAGATAAACTGGAGGAGTGAAGAGTCACTAAAGGATTCACTAAACTTGAAGTCTCCAGGAAAGATAAGCATCGTTAAGAATAACAATAAGACTCCATATCATTGGAAGACACTAAAAGAGACTACAATCTCACAGGCACTAGACAGAGTTAGGGACGACATCGACGGTTCAGATTATCTCTTTGAGTCAGTTGACCAGACAGCAGGGGGCTCTACTTACGCTAAGTTCGTCAAAGCTGCAGTAGATTCGATATTCGGAGGAGAAAAGAAAGCTGTCGTTCTTTCATGGACTGCGACTGACGCGATGGATCTCGTCGAACCTGACGAAGACAGTACTGTCGCTGAGCATGAAGCAAAGATTCAATTCATATTTATAGATCCGAGTCTAGTCAAAGAATTAGAGGAAATGGGTGCAAGCACTAGGGGCGACCTGTACTTAGAGATCTCATCTAACTTGACTTATTCTAGTTGGTATGATCCTGGAGATTACATGAATCCGCCTGATGGAGACACTGAGATAACTGATGCTGAGCATGAGATAGTCGACATATCTATAAGTAACGTGGAATATGACGCAAATTTCGTTGAATTTGAACTCAACCCCATAAAAAAGACCATCAGTACTGCGTTAACTGGATCAAATGACGTTGACGATTTTCTTATCTCTTCTCCTAGATCCTACACAAATTTTGAGAAATATTTTAATATTTAACTTTCTTTAAGTATCTTTTCAAAAAGGAAAGAATGGAAAAGTGTTATCACATGAATGATTCTGAATTCGAGGAATTCTTAGAATCAATCGGAGGTCTCGAAAATGGGTACTATACTGATCGACCTCGTATCGTATCCAAAGGATTTTTTGAAGTTGACCCCGGCTGGTATGGTCTTATTAAGGAGCTCATTGAAGAAATCATTGCTCTTGGCTGGGACAAGCAAATATGTCAAGTAAAAGAGAAATTTGGAGGTCTTCGATTCTACATCAACTCTGCAAGCAATGAGATTCATGACAGGATAAGTGAAGCTGAGAAACTAAGTTACTCGGTTTGTGAGAAGTGTGGAAATCCTGGAAAGCTTAGAAACAATCGACGTTGGGTTCTCACACTGTGTGACCAGCATGATGCTGAACCTAAAAAAACTAATTAACATGGCAAAGAAAAGAATGAGCATGCAAGAAAAGCATCAAGAGACGATCATTGATATGATCAATGAGATGTTCAAATTCGCCGGTCATGACGTGACCTATGACGACATTAAGGATCGTAAGGACGATTGGTACATGCAGTGGACCATGACTCACGCACAGTACGATGAGTGGCGAGCTTGGGGATCAACTTACCTTAAGAAGAAGTACAATTGGAACAAGACTCTAATCGAAAGAGAGATGTCGATGTTTGGACTCATGTGGGGACTCAAGTTCAGCGACAGTCCACAATACTTTTCAAAATGAAGAAGCTTTTCTTAGATGACATTCGTATCCCAAAGGATGCGATCACTCTAGTGCCAAGCCAATTTAATAAGTTCTACTGGGAAAACGATTGGGACATAGTTAGGACATACGATGAGTTCATGCAATATCTTACGTCAAGAGGCATGCCTGATTTTGTTTCCTTTGATCATGATCTTGCTGACTTTCACTATGATTTCAAGCCTGAGGATTATGAATCCATGAGTGAGGAGGAGATGATCGCTAAATTCGGCAGCATGGAAAAGACCGGATTAGACTGTGCTAAAGCTCTGGTAGACTATTGCGGAATCTCCGATAAAAAATTACCAAATTACTTAGTACACTCAGCTAACCCAACAGGTAAGGAAAACATAGAGAAGTTTTTAATTAACGCTAAAAAGCATCTTAATATTTAATTGGTTCTTTCGAGCCTTACGCAAAACAGTTTATCATGATGAACACATCTTTTTTATTGTTAGTCGGGATTGTCGCGAACTTAGGGTGCTGGATTTTCTCAACAGCCACGATGGTCAATGGAGAGCACAATAGAACCGCTTTTGTTATAAAATCAGTCTTCTATTGGTTTTCAGCTATAATCAATGTATTACTCGGTATTTTAATAATGGAATCATAATGGAGTGGAAAAAAATAAAGAGCAAGACCTGGTGCTTTCAATTAGGCGACGAACCAGAATTGATCCATGTGATCAAGACAGGATTTGAAGACATGTATATGGTGGTGCATGAAGACGCGTACCAACAGTTAATAGGTAAAGTTGAATTTGGAACCAAAAGGGATGTTGAAGTAAGATATAAAATAGAATTAACATGAAAAAAGAAAAAAGAATAATCTTAAATCAGATTGAAACGCCGGACGGCACTGTGTTAAAATCAATGCATGTTCACGATTACGTGACCTATACTGACAAGAACGGTCGAGTATACATGGTAGACGGAGGAAACGAATACTTGAGAAGAAACGTTCACAGGACCGAGCTCTCCGCTTGGATGAAGACAAAGGTTTTTCTACTAAAACTAATTGGTAAGACTTGGAAGGATCCGCTTGAATTCAAAGAGATCAGCATCTATAGCGATGCTCCCTTTGAGGTGATTCGTGAGAACTTCCACAGAGGAGGTAGAGGCAAGGATGGACGTCAGCCTCTGGCTTGGGTGCCGATGTCTGAGATGAGCGATGCTTGGCTAAAAGCGTGTATCTCATACAATAATGAAAGAGGCTTAGGAAGTAGCTTCGCTAATAAGATGTATCACAAGGAACTAAAATACCGAAAAGCTAACGGGATCAGTATTGAGGATTAACGTTTGGATCTATTACTTTTGTTGGATCTAAAGTAGAAGCAATCTCTTCTTTGTCCTCCTTCGGTAGAGGAATATCACCTTCTTCAAACTCAATAGGAGGAGGCGCAACAAAAGCTAGAGTCTTAGCTAATTCCTCTCCTCCGGGTAATTTAGAAACATCAAACGCGTCTAAGTCAGGTAAAAATTCTCGGTTACCACCTTCATATACGAAAATCGCCTTAGCTAAAGTTTTGAACATGAGAATAGCGCTAGGGTCCGTCTCTTGATACCCTTTAAATTCAGGTAGTTTAGAGGTAGCTGTCGTACTAGGATTCCAACTCTTTTTAAGTTGTGAAGTTACATAATTAATGTATGCAGTAGACCCACCCGCGTAAACTTCTATGATGCCTTTGACTGTAAACAATTTTTTGACCGTGAAGTATTTAGATAAATTACCTAGTCCTGCACGTATTCCGTTTTCTAAAGTATCAAAGACTACAAATGGTTTTCCGCTATTTGAAGCAATCTTGTATCCAGTAACTCCCTTATAGTTTAAGGTTTTATCGTTCATGACGATATTGAACGGGTTGTTATCCGCACGAGTAGAAAAGGATCCAGGTAACTTTACTTTACCTCCCTCATTTAAGCTGACCCAATTATAGTATTCAAGTATGTGTTTCATCTTATGCTAACCAGCTTTCGATATCTTCGTCTCCTGATGTTTTGAAAGGATCTTCAAACTCTTCAGATTTGATCCCAAGTAGGGCACCCAAACTCACGTCAGCCTCCTTGATCTTTCCTGTAACTATGTATGCAATGAATTTACTAACAGTCCCATCAAGGGTGTGTTTTTTGATCATTGAAGGAATTGAAGCGTATTCACCAGCGATTGGAAGCTCTCTACGATACTGTTCAGGCTGTGCCTCTCTAGCACCAGTCTCAGGTTCACGTTGCTCCTCATCTGGACTAAATTTCTTAGTAGATATTCGATACAGATGGTACCAGCCTCCGCCTTTTCTCTGTATTTCCTGATTCTCTTTTTCTAAATCAAATCCTGGAGTCTTTGAGTATGCGCTTATCGCTCCCTCAGTTCCAGCTCTACCTTCGTTGTACAGCTTTTGTCTAAAGTCTCTAAACTCAGTAAACAGCATTCCATATAATCTCATTGGATTTGATTCCATCTCGTCAGCAAGAGCAGTGATCTCTCCAGGAGCAGAGCTCATCGCGTAAGAGGACTCAACTTTGGCTGCAAGCCGCGCTTGCATGTTGCCGTTCATCTTGGGATACATTGAATTTAGCTTGTTTGCAACGACTCTCACAAAATCGGCTGAGCTTGTCTTAGAGGATTCTCTCTCCATTCTAGTCTCTCTAGGCTCGCCTGCTCCTTGTGAATGCGGGGCTGGTGCAGCCATCACGTATGCATTAACTGACTCTTCGTCCCTATTAGATGCCCATTTTTTACCACCGAATCCTTTGACTCTAGACCTTACGAATTCTTGTACCTTTCCTGCTGTGTTTCCTCCCTTATCAAGGTGTGCTTTTCTAATGTCTCCAAGGTCAGCTGATCTTGTCGTCATCTCAGAAAAACCAAAATCGACTGCACTCTTTTTTATAGGGTCCCATGCGATCACCGCATATTGTGAACCTACTGCACCGACGCTCGGTTTCTTATTATAGATGAACACAAATAGGTCGTAATCTGGATGCACAATAAAGGATCGGTTCTCTCCATAAGGTAGGGATCTTAAGAACCAGATCAAGTCAGTGTATTCAGCGCTACCTAATTTTCCAGTGTCATCAGTATCGTTATTGAAAGGAGACTCTGTGCTCGTCCAGCCTCTAAGCTCAACCGGCGCTGGAATCTCAATTTCAGGAGAAGGTCTGTGATACTTATAAGGCATGGGAACTGCTCGTCTAGCCTTATATGTGTGTCCCATTCTAGGATACTTTTCGTTATAGTGTTCGGGTTTCTGATGTATTGCAGAGATCATCTTCTTAGGAATCCCGATTTGACTCAAGTTAGAGTCCTCAAATATTGAGATGAAGTAATTAAAATCCATTTCTAGAGGAATGTTTTTATTATTTATCTTTTTATTCTCTCTAGATTTTAATAGTAAGAAGCTTTTAGTACATTAGTCAAAACATTGAGTAACCGTTAAACATAAAAAGAAAAGCGAGCTTAAAGGCTCGCTTTTTTATTTTACAGACGGTAAGCCTTTTATTTTACATAATTGTAATATTTATAAGTAAGCTCTTTTCTGTGCTCTAATCCATTAGTTCCTCCATTAATTCTCTTTGTTAGAGCTAGGATTGCCGCATCAGTTATTCCTTGATCACAGATGGTCCATAGCTTGTTTCGGTCAAAGAAAAACATTGCAGACTCAAAAGCATATGTTGTTGCGACTAAGTCAGGGTTTTCCATTATCTCAGGTTTCTTCAAATAGTCGGAGAAGTTCTTATAATTGGATTTTCCTGTCAACTGTAGGGCACCTCTTCCTCTATATTTCCAGCCGTCTCCTGATGTCTCATCCCCATTACCCATTCTGCTCGCATAAACTCTATTAGCAATCTTTTCAGGTTGTCGAGCATAGGACTCTTCAAGCGTTCCAGGAAAATACTTTCCAAAGGTTCCTTGTAATCCTTGAGCCGAATAATTTAGGTTTTCACTAAACGCCTTGAATACTCCAGTCTCATGTGAGGTTTGAGCAAAGAAGTGAGCTGCTCTCACCGGAGTTAGCTTATAATAAGCCATCGCGGCCTTCATTGTTCCAGGACCAAACGCACCATCGGTAGTAGTTCCTATCTTTTCTTGTAAACTTTTTAAACTCATCTTACACTGTTTTCTTATTATTTATTAAATAAATAAAGAAAAAGACTTTTGTGATCAAGGATTTTAAGACATTTGTCAATGAGGCACTAACAGTAAGGTCGAGTCTGACCGGAGTCAAAGACACTCACTTTGAAGAGAGAGCAAAGCTTCGATTAAAAGGATTAAAGATAGTAAATTTTCTAGACGATTCAGGAAAGAATGTTGATGTAGATCCTAAGGTAAAATCAGCGAGCACAAGATTCTTTCAAGAAGTTTTCTTTCACCTAGCTGATCCAGAAAAGAGTAAGATATTTGATGAGGTTGACGTTCCTTTAGGAATGATTGGACTCATTAGAATGGGAAAACCAGTAGTAGTTCTTCCTAACGGCAAAAAGGTCAAGCCTGTGTTTGAAGTCTATGAAAGGACTGACCAGGGCAAGAAGATAATGAGGACTGGCCTCTACTTCTGGATATTCACAATAGGTTCGACTGTTCGTACCATAAAGCTATATACGTTAGACGGCAGCAACCAGTCTGAGAGAAACACGATCATCAATAAGTCAATAGATCACTTACGGTTTAATAAAGAGGCTGAACTTGCTAGGATATCTAGAGTGTTAAATGTGAGAATGGAAAATCCGGAAGACTTGAAACAAAAGCACAAAGTTGTTTTAAAGCCGGCTGGCATAGATGAAGTAACATTTGACCTTAGTCTGCCTGCATCAACTGAACAACAGCTAACCGACTTTATCGCTGGAAGCACAGTCACTCGACAGGAACAAGTCTATATCGCTCCTGAGAGAGGCACTACTGATTTTACTTTAGAGACTGTTCCCAAACAAATGAACATCACCCCAAACAAGGTGTGGATTCTAGAGAGAAACGAGAAGCACAATACTTGGGGAGCAATACCCATTGAAGATTCTCAACTAGTGAAGAGAGGAGGGGACAATGAGATAGCTATGAAGATCGGAAAGAAATGGGTACACTGGTTAGACGAACCTAGATTCAATCCTCCTGTTCCTACTAACGAAAGATTTATCAGAAAGGGAGACACTATCACACTAGCTAAGCAGTTAGGAAGCGGCCAGTGGCTCGCTAACACAGGAACTATTCGAGAGATCTCAATAGATCCAAAGAGCGCTTATCCATATGCCAAGACTGCGGGATGGGATAAGACTGAAATAATTCCTGCGGATCTTGCAGAGAGAATGTTTAAGGATTATCGATTAGCCAATGAGAGCAGGTTTGTGATGAGCTTTAACGAATGGATAGATCACACCACTCCATTAAGCACCCGTTTGAATGAGGAAATAGTGATTGATAAAGAGATACCGGAAATGGATCAGTTCTTAGAGATAGTGTGTAATCCAGACGGCTCGCTTAAGTATCCCGAGCTTTTCACAAGATTGCAAGGAGGTAATGACAACCCTAAGCTTAGAGAACAGATCAAGAAAATGTATCTAGACACAAGTACTAGAAAAAACAAGAAGGCCAAATATTCAAAAGAGGCAAGGACGGTGATAGAAATGGTTTGGGAACTGACTAAAATAAACACTGATTCGGAAATAGACATTGACAAAATTATTCCTGAAACTATACTTGATCCAACTGAAAAGCAAGCTGATGGAACATATCCGACTGACTACAAGTTCTTCGTTTTTACTGATCTAAATTCAAAAGCGATCGATTACTTGACTGGAGAAAGAAGCGGCATTGCCACAGGTTTTATGGGACTCATGGCTAGATAAGACTAGTCTCTAAACTTTCCTGGAAAGATCTGTCTCCATTCATGACCCTTCGGTATGAATTTCTTCTTGACTCCAAAGATCTTGTCCTCTCCTGGATCACAAGCATTCTCACCATTCCACTTGAATCCGTTGCGACATGCCCAATTCTTCATGAATATGGTAAAGGGTTGACCTGTCACAAAGGGAAACCTTACTCCAGACTCGTTATCAATTTCCTCAATCTTTCCGTGAGTCATCTTAATTGTAATAGTTCTTCCCTGTCTCGATGTAAGGACTATGACTTCTTCTCTCATCCAGCTTTCGTATAGCACAACGTGTTTCACTATTAAATCTTTATTTTATATGCAGTCGTTTTTGCCACTCCCTTTAGGTTTCTTAGAGGTTCGCAAGAGTGTAACTGTAATTCTGAAAGAAGTCTACCGCTTCTTCTACGTTTACCCTCATAACATCTCTGCTGATAGTCAATGATCTCTAATTTACGACTCTTCTTAGAAACTAGATCCTCTATCCTTTTCTCCTCCTCTTTAGGTAGAGCTTCAGTAAAGCTAAAGGTCACGTTTCCAGGTTCAGAAACAGTCGACTCCATTCGAGAAGCAGTGTTTACCGTGTTACCGAAGAAGTCCCATAGTTTTTTACCTTGGATGTCTGTCTGCTTTTTATATAGAGGTCCCCAGCAGATCCCAAGTCGAATCGTCATGTTCTTATCCTTAATCTTGATAGGGTTATTCTTAAGGTCCTCCTGTATCTCCATGCCTGCCTCTACCGCTCTTAGTAAGGAGTCCTTGCCCTCGAAGCTGACCATGTAACTATCACCGATAGTCTTTACGATCATGCCCTTGAACTTTGTGACCACCTTTGTCATTCGCTTATTGTGCTCTTCAAGAGCATTGAACATGCCAGACTGATGTAGCTTCCAAAGCTTAGAGCTTGACTTAACGTCAGTGAACAGGATCGCCTGCTCCTTCTCTTCAAGTTTCTTTAGAGAGTCAATGCTCTCCCAGATAGGATAAGATACTAAGTATTTCATGTCTTATTTGGGCCCAAATGTTTTTATCTTCTTGAGACCGTGTCTCTCTAAAAACTCAGAAGGAACTGCCTCTTCGATGATTGTGTGTAACTGTGATGCTAGCATTTCTTGATAAGTGGTCTCGTTTACATTAACAAAGCAGAACCAGTGAGTCGCAGGAAGCTCTCCTGTCTCAGACAAGGGAATAGTTAAATGGTCTACTGAAAACTCAGGGTCTTTCTTTTTCTTCAACTCAATGATGCGGTCTGCTGATTCGCGTTTAGGCAAGACACCAGCTGATCTCTTTCTAGCTTCAACTACATTCTCATTTTCACATAGTATGCATAGTCTCATATACTTAATATTTTTTTTAGTAGCTAAATAGCGATAGTATCGATGTACCTTGACTCTCAAGGTTCAGGTTCTTTATGTATGAGACATAATACGGCGCAAGAGCTCCGCCCGTCTCAGTATCCACCTTAAAGAGTCCAAGGTTAGGATCTCCATCTAGTTCAGAGTCTGCAAACACTATCGCAGAGTAAACTGTGCCTCTGTGCTCGACTGTGCTGAATACTCCAAGTATCAACTCCACTCTAGTCTCACTAGGAGAAGGAACGAGTATGTTAGAATAGATAAAGTCGCCTGCATCTATATCAAAAGGCCCTATGATTATATCTGGCCCAGCATACGCTATCGCCCATGGAGTTCCATCATACAGAAAGAGGTTTCTAAGTAGGTAACCTGTCACGCCGTCATCGACTTCAGATACTTCAGTCACATCGACCGTTTCGGCTAATTCGTTCAGTGTCACTCTAATGATGCTAGACACTCCAGTCTTCTTGAAACCGTTATCTAGATAGATAAAACTCCCATTACCTTCATAATACAGAGAGCTTGCTCCCTTTGTCGCATAATCGTTGATGTTATTATCAAAGAAGGTAAACTCTCTGGTCTCCTTGTCGATTCGTATGAAATATACTTCTCCACCAAAATCAACCGCTGCGTATAAACGATCATCGTCTGTGTTTAGGGTGATTACGGTCAGATCAGGAAAATTCTCGAAGTTGAATGGCCAATTGGCTTCAGTTCGGTCTACTGTGTATATTAGACCATCGAATGAGACTCCAAATAGTCCCTCCAATGGATCATATCCGCCGCCGCTACCTGCTGCGCCAACTCCGCCTTGTGACTGCATCTTGATTCTTATTGCTTGCTCAAATAGAGCATCCTGTTCTAGCTTTGCGCGAAGAGCTCTTTGTTCGGGCGTCTCGTTTCCCCAATTGATGAATGACATTCTATCTAAGTTTATTTTAGTTATTTATCCTGAAAGTGTCGCTGTATTCGTTCGCTTAGCCTAATTCTAGGATCCGACTTACTTCGTCCCAACTCCTCGTACTCTAACATGAATCCAAAACTAAGCAGCACTCTTCTACTCTTAAAAGGATTTGGTGTCCAGTGCTTGTATAGACTGGCTTCAAAACAATAGAGATCAGTCTCTTCAACGTTTACTATCTCCTTCTCTATTGCGAACTCGTAGGGTCCTGAGAGCACACTCACGTTACACTTATAGTTTATGAGTCCGTCAAAGCCGGCATCATAGTGCGCTCCAATAGTTCCTCCCTCGTCCATGTCAACTATCTGCAAGAAGGAATTCTTGTTTGGAATCCCTACTTCTTTGCAGACACTCTCAGCGATGTCGCGAAAAACATTAGGTATCTCTGTCTGGACGACTGCACCCCCAGCTTGGTATTGGGAGATCTTGCCCGAGATCTCATTCTGACTCAGGTCAAACATGCAAGAAAAGCCATTTAGCTTTCCTATGAGCTCTTTAAGATGAGGATTAGTTAAGTCTCCATCAGACCTTAAAGAATTAACGAAGTTTAGGATCTGATTCCTTTGTCTCTGAGCTAGGAATCCTTTGTGTAATAGGTGATTCGACATAATAAAAGCGTGTTATCTACTTTTATTTATAAAAGCAAAAAGGATCTCATTGGAGATCCTTTTTCATTAAATTTATTTGTAATTGTAAAATTATTGTGCTTCTACTGGGATAGCTGCTTCCAGTTCTGCTATGAATTCCTCAAGAATCGTTGCGTCCACTTCTGAGATCTTAACTAAAAATGAAGTCTCAGCAGTAGTATCCTCTGCTCTAACTCCTAAATATCGAACTGACTCTCCATTAAAGATGTGGATAACATGATAGTCAGTAAGAGTCACATCTTCAGGTTTAAAAGTCTTGACATGGTCAACTAGAGCAGTAAGTTTAGTCATGGTGTCAGCTTTTATTGTACCTTTTTTCTCTCCGATAAGCTGAACATCCCCAAATCCAAAAACATGGATAGTATTAAATTTTGCCATTTTGAAAGTTTTTTATTATTTATCTTAAACTAAAATAAAAAAGGACTCAGCAAGAGTCCTTTTCCTAGAGCCTGACGGGCAAAATTTATACTTTAGTTCCGCAGTTAGGGCAGAACTTCCAGCTGGATTTTTTAAGACGCGAGCCGCAATCAGTGCAGTAGTTTCTAATCTCTTTAAGATCGACTGGTTTTTTGGACTCTGGCAAGATCCTGATAAAGACTGAATTGCTTGCCCAGAAATTATATTCTGAGTTGTCCTGACCGAATTCTTGGTCAGAAGACTCTCCCTTCTCAGTTCGGCCAGTCTCAAGGGATCCTGCGATCGGCATTGAAGAGGTGACCATTGACGAGTTTGCCCCAATGACATCGTTCAGTGAAAAACCTAAAGTAGGATTAGAATTAGAATAGTAGACTGTGTTGACTGTTGATCCGCCGAATGGAGGATATGAGTCATGCGTCCAAGTAGTATTGAACCCACCTGTCAGCTTGATGAATTCATCATAAAACTCTATTTTTACTCTACCGTTTTCTCTAGTTGCCTCCTTCGATTCAGCTGAGTTCTCGACTTCATAAGTCTCAAAGATAAACTTTTTTGGCTCATCGATCCATCTTTCTAAAAAGACTCTCTGGCCAGGTTTCACCACGATTCCAGTCGATGAAATAAGTTTTTCATCGATGTAGATCTTGGCAAGCACCTTTGATTTTTTGGGATTGTAAAGCTCTATCTCAAAGTGAGTCCCGTCTTTAAGATAGACTTTGTTATCGTATTGTTTCATACGATTTCTGTTCACTGCAATGTGTGCAGTAGGAGACAGTGAGTCCCCTTTAATTGATGTGTAATTCATAATTTACCTGTTTTTTTAAAGCCGACATCATCGTGGGTCAACCCACTCAAAAGCCACTAGGACTTGATGCCGACTGGAGTGTCAGGCTCTATTGATATTTACTCTAATTTAGGTAAAAGTTTTTGGGTTAGGAGGTTACTGCTCTCTAGTTTATCTGCTATTTCTGATCCCTAGGTCCAAGCTTATGAGTCCTTCCTAGCTTCTTTAAAGTTGGCATTGTTAGCTATTGAGTCTAAGCCAAGCGCTAAAGGACACGTTTAGTCCCTCTCCCAAGTACTTCTTACGTAATCGATCAGCTTTATCAATGTCTCCTTTCAAATAGGCATCAATGATCGCATCTTGTATCTCGTCCTGGCTCATCTCGCTTTCAACATCCGGCTCAACATCCGGCTCAACCTCTTGAGTCGGCATCTCGTATCGAGGTTCCTCCTCTTTAGATTGGTCACCATATTTAGACTGTGCTTCAAGGTTGGCTAGTGCTTCTTCAATTATGGGATAAAATAATCTTTCGATACCTGATTTATCATTCATCAAGATTGCATATACAATCTTAAGCATTTCCTTAGGGTCATCTTTACCAGTCGTTGCAAGCATTCCAAATACCATCCAATAGAGACGTTGTTCCTCTGCCGCGAGGTCATTCCATATCGAATCGACATTCTCTCCTGTTTCTCGGTCCATTTCGCGTCGATAGCTAGAAAACCTCTCTTCAACTTCCGGATGAGAGTTGATTGCTTTACGAAAATCGTTCTGCATGTCAGTGCCGTACTTAAACTCTTCAGCTTCATCAAGTAGAGTATCAGTGTTCATTATCACCTGTTCTGCCTCATCTTCTGAAAGGTGCTCAGTGCTTAGCTGTACTGGAAGAACGTAGACTGCTTTGATCGCTTCATGGATAAGAACTGAGAGATCAACTCCCCTAGCAAATATCTTCATCTCAAGGTCTGCCATTAACTCTTCAGCTGAGTCGCTTTCAGTAAAGTCCTTTCCTTTTTCAAGATCGTCTAACATCTTCTTAGCTGCGTCTTCGTCTGGCTTTTTATCTCCAAAATCAATCATATTGACCCCAGCTCCAGACATCTTCAAGTAGGTCTTTATCTGGTTATCTGGTAATCTCCAATCATTGAATTGAGCCACTGCTGAGATCTTATTCAAGAGCTTAAGATATTCTTCACCGTCGGTTTTTCCTAGTATTGTCTTGATTCCAGACTTGAACATAGGTAGATTTAGAATCGCTTTAGAATTCAATCCCATTCCCTGCTGAAGCGTCTTTAAGATCTTTCTCTTGTGGATCTCATTAATTATCTTACGATTAACGATTTCCTCGACGTTAGGCTGTTCAGGTTCCTCTGGAGTCATTGATCCCATTGATCGTGCCTCATCACCTATCTTAAAATCGAATTCAACATCATCAAGCAGACCCTTGAATATGAATCTAAATGAAGAAACAGTCAGGTCAGATAACGCGTCCTCGTGCCCTGATTGAAGTGCTTTTGATTTGCCAATAAGCCCCATGAAATTACTAAGGTCTTCACGATTTTCCATGGCAAATCTTGCCATTTTAGGATCCTTTTCCGCTTTGACCTTCGCTAACCATGAAGGATCATTGGACTCTCCTTCTCCTGGAATTCCGATGTTTCCTCTAAGGGAAGCCTCATTGATATAGTCTTCGAAATTATTTAACATATTTGTCGTGTAGTTTTTGAATCATTTTCATTCCTTCTGGAGTGTCCTTTATTGCGTTAAGCTCGTTAAAGAACATGTCAATCATCTCTTCGTATGCGAACTGAGGCTTGGTTTTCTCTCTTTCGCTAGGTCTCTTAGTAGGAATAGGCCTCCATGGTCTCTTTCCCTTCTCTTCATCCGGTGGTGCAGTAGGAGTCTTAGGCTTGATCGCAGGTTCTGCCATCGCTAACCTTTCGTTGATTGATTTGATGTACTTCCTCATGATGAGAACAAAGTTATTTTAGTTATTTATTCTTATATTAGGTAAAGATAAATAAATCTATAAAAATACGATCAATAAAAGATGAGTCACTTACTTTCATTTAATTCTTTTACAGACCAACCTAGAATGGACGAAAACATCCAGGCAGCGAAGGGATATCTTCTTAAAAGTTATTCTGACAAGATGAACGTTCCCATCTCTGAGATTCCCAAAGAGGAGCAGGGAGAGATCTTACGTAATAATAAAGACTATCAAGCGATCCTAACGATGCTAAAGGGCAAGGACGGATACGTATATCCCTTTGTTCTTTTTAGGTTTGAGCATAACGTTCGAATGAATCAGTTGGCTAACCTTCTAGAGAAGATCAAGCAGTATTCTGCTGTGTTAAATACTCTGCCGATGCCGATCGAAGAGTATGCGAAACAGGCTCAAGTAAACGGAGTAGATAGTTTCGAGGCACTGATGGACGCATTTGACTCAATAGAAGTAAAGAAAAGGAGCCGATGGATCATTGACGACACTCCAGGAGACCTGCGTCGCCGATTAAGAATGTTGAGTGACCGTGACCAGGACAGACTGATAAAGTCTGCAAAGATCATTGACGATATCGATGCTAAAGTCGGAAACTTCATTGATGAGGAGACTGGCAGAGAGACGAATAATAAGATCAGTCTTCTTAAGAAAGTAAAGTCATTCGCAGATAAATCAGCTGAAGAATATTTAGAATGGGTGGAGAGCTTTGCGGATGGAGTCGCCTCATCAGATGTTGTATCAAAGATGGAACAGCTAAAGGATCTCATACCTGAAGCTGGACTACTCTACCTAAAGAATGGGTACATGGTTCTAGGAATTCGTACTGAAAAGGCTCAAAAGGATCTTTGTTCCATCGCTAACTGGTGTATCAACCGTGGATCTTGGGGATCGTACGGTGGTCAAAAGGATCGTTTACAAATAAACATCTTTAACTTCAACAAGAAACCGACAGATCCTCTACACATCACTGGTACTACAGTGACTAAGGACAAGAGAGTCACCCATTCACACGATAAGAACGACTTAAGCATCATAAAATCAAATGATTTCAGACAGCACCTCTTGGGTCTAGGTTATCCTGAGGAACTTGCGACAGCAGTTGACTCTTCCATCATGCGGGAGGGACTCATCAAAGATATCGTTACTGGGTTCAACATGGACGCAAGCTCTCCTAGAGATCTATTAAAGACGATAGTGTTTGCGAGCTACGATCCTCGAATGAATCTTGAAGAGGATAAGTCAGTGATCGGTCCGATACTTGAGATAATCGATGAACGTGTTTCAGGAAACATCTCGCCACAGGAAACACAGTCTCTCTTCATGGAAAAGGGATGGTTATCTCCTTTTTCAGCGAAGCTATTCAACCTGCTCTTTCCCGACCTTTCTACTGATTTTAGAAATAGGATAGTGAGTAGAGCGAAGGAGATCTTTGGAGATCTTGAAGAGATCCTCGTTTATTTCGGAGCTTCAAAATATCCTGCAGTAGCCGGAGCAGTGAAGAGAAAACAAGAGATCCTAGACATACTTGAGAGAGGCGAATCGATTGAGAGAGATTCTCAAGAAAGATAACCCTCTATTTCTCCTTGAGTCTTTTTGATCGGTGGAAACTTCTTTGGATGGGTGTAAGCTATAAAGATCTGTCTAATGAATGCACCCTTTCCTTGAAAAGTAAAGTCAAGCACTCGTTTGGATTCTAAACCAAGGTCGCCGACCTCTGCCGCAAGGTTAGAGATCTTTTTAACTGCTTGTCTTTCAGCACGTTGAACTGATCCGTTTATTCCATCCTTACGACCAGCTCCTCCTCTACTAGTCAGACCCACCCAGGCCTTACCATCCTTGCTCTCCTCAATGGTGACTTCCCAAGAAACCTTCCAATTAGTATCGTCCATGTTGATCTTAATTGAGGTGATCTCTGGATTTGCTCCAAGCTCCTTGTAAAACTTTGCCAGTGCTTCATTCACGAGAGTGTTCATCTTGCCGCCGAAGCCATCCTTCTTTCTGGACTGAAAGGAATGCATGGCATCATAGTCTCCCCTAGGTGGTGAGAACTCTCCCTTCACAACTCTCTTTTTCTGTAGAGAAAACTGTTCGTAAAGTTTTAAGTACTTCATATACTTTATTTATCTTTTATTTTTAAGTACAATAGTACTATGATAGACAATTTAGAAACCATTAAGCCTCTCTTAAAATTCTCTGAACCTGGAGACTTTTACATGCTCTATGTGTTTAAAAGAAAGAAGGATCAGCCTGAAGGGGAACGAGACAATCACCAGTCGGTGCGAACCATTAAAACTTATTGCATTGAGAGCATGGATCACCTGGAGAGAAGGTGGGACGAGATCAAGCAACTCTGTGAAGTATTCAGGGCCAGAGCCTACATCCATGTGCAGAAACAGAATCATCGGGACGTTTCCTTGAACATGATGGTCTCACTTGCTGAAAGGATAAGAGACGGTGTTCAAAACCAGAAGGGTCTCTTTGACTCAGTAGTCGGTCAGATCAAGACTCAAGAAAAGAGATGGATCGTCGATATCGACACTCACGACTACCATGCAGTTAACGAGCTCGCAAAGGTCATCAATCGCTTGGATCCAGCTGGACCTAAGTGCGAAGTAGTTGTTCCCACGAAGAACGGATATCACCTGATCACTGCAAAGTTTGATGCAAAATCCTTCAAGGAGAAGTTCCCTGACATAGACATACAGAAAAAGAATCCAACTCTTCTCTACTATCCGGATTCTCTAGATCAAAACTAATCACTGACTAATAGTAAAAATAACATGGAAGAATACATTCGTAAGGGCAATCATCACATTGCAGTATTCATGAAAGATTTCTATGATACTGGACTAGAGCCTTCGTATTACATTCGTAAGAACAAGGAGTATAAGATTGAGGAAGCTCAGTATCACTCCTCTTGGGACTGGCTCATGCCAGTTGTCGATAAGATCGAAGAACTTGGATTTAGAGTGTATCTCGATAAGTACTCATGTCAGATCTACAGAAGAGATGCATCATTTCCGGAAAACTTTATAGTTGATGCTGATTTCAAGCAGGATAGGCTTGAGAACGCATTTGAAGGAATCTCAGCTTTCGCTGAGTGGTGGTGTCGTAAGAGGAGAAAGAGACCTGCACTCAAAAAGAATCCTGAACTCGAAAGGGAAATCTCTGAATTCATCAGTGATTGGATAATTGAAAGAATCTTATTTAAAGAGGAGAATATATTTGAGACAAGCTTCATGCCGGGCAAGACAACAAAGTGGTATCCTGTGCATCCAAAGGGAAGCTCAAATAGGCCTTATCTTGAAAAAAAGATGAGAGCCGATATATGCAGGTTGATCAGACTAAAAAAATCAGATAAGGATGCCGTTTCATCTACGTAGAATATCAGACAGGCGCAGTTGGTCAGGTTTAAGAAGCGAGGCTATTGCGTGGGACGAGGAGTCAGAGATCGGAAAGATTCACGGTCATGAGCCTGAGGTCGGCAAGTCAATCCTAGTCGGACCCATTAGATCCAACGATATCTGGATCACGACTCAGGTCGAGGAGATCTTGGAAGAGATCAGAACAGAACAAGTGGACTACCTTAGGTTCAGGACAAAGAACTCAGAGTACGAATGGTGGAACGGAGTGCACCCAAAAGAAAGAGATGAAGACTAAATACGAGGTATATGCGGTGGGTTCACAGGTGTGGGCGATATCTAGATATAGAGCGTCCAATGGAGACACAGATCATTGCGCAGTCTATCCTGCAATAGTGCGGTCAGTCACCATATACCAGGACGATAAGACGAATGACATCAGCATCGACTACTGGGTAAAGACTCCAAAGGGCGATGACTGGGGAGACTCAGTGGAAGCAGAGTGGGTGAGCGATAGCTTTGAAGAACTAATAGAAAAACTAAAGGAGGAATGGACAAGGAACGCCAATCGGATGGATCTAGAGTAAAGAAGAGTCAAGACTATCAGGTCATGGGAAAGTATTTAGAGCACACTAGACGAGTCTTTACCGTTCGAGAGATACTGCACATTAGAGCAAAGATCATGAGGGGCACCAGGATCTCCAGGATAGCTGAGGGATATGGTGTCGATTATCGAGTAATAGCTAATATCTTCAAGGAATTTTGCTGGGGATTCTCTAAGAACTGCCCGTCAATCGTGATAGAGAGGCTCGGTCACAAGAACGAGCCCTACTATGAAACTGAGGATGAGATGCTAGAAGAGCCTGAATACTCTTGGGAAAGCCTAAGTGCTCTGGAAAAGGAGTGGTACTTGCAAAGAACGGGAAATCCCACGTTAATCACAAACAAAATAGACAAATGAAAGAGTCACTAAACGACAAAAAGAAGAATAATCTTTTTTCTCTTGAGATAATTGAGAATGAGAAATACTGGAAGATCTTTTTAAGAGGGACAATAATTGGGATCTTTTGTGGTATCGCGATCGCAATGCTCTTGATGAAGTGACGTTAGTTTATTTATGCAAAACGGTTTCCTCCTGAAACAAGCTGAGCTATCCCATCCGCGAGCTCATCTACTAATATTGCGACGGTTGCTGTATAATTCACTTGAGGCACAAAGCTTACGGTCAAGACCTGATAGTCTCTTTCACTATAAGTAACGATTTCTTGAAGCCCGACTCTTCTAACATATGCTGAATCAATAGCGACTGCCCTATCTTCTAATATGGAGGATGTATCCTGATCTAAAGCATAAAAACGTGGTCCGCGTGGCTCACCTATTCCTCCATCATAAGTGCTGTTATCGAAGAGAAGATTGACCCTTCTTCCTAGGCTCGAGATCACTCTTTTTCTACCCACTGCAAAGAATCTTTCACCTGCTGGGACTCGACGGCCTATTGGAAAATATGCTTCAGCAAGAGTCTCGCTTCCTGGCGAAAAAGCTAACTCAGGTGAATCGATGAAAGTCTCAGAGTATGCCTCTTGTAGGCTTTCCAAGAGCAAGGACTCAATGTTTAGTGACCATGCTCGCGGATCTCTTCTAGTTGTAAAAGTACGATATGTTGGAGAAAATCCATATGGAGAATTAACAAGAGATTGGAGTAGTTCAAAGGTCATGGATTGTGAGATTTTATTTTATTTATCTACAGGATTTTAGTACAATAGTGATAAGATGAAAGATAGCATTTACGAGAGCATTTACGACTTCTGCAAGGTCAGAAACCTGGGCACGGTATTTATGAATGGTGACGAGCCCACACCAAGGGTAAAGTTCATCCTTGACCTCTTGGACAAGGAGGGGATTCCTTATGAGTTAGACAAGTTTAAAGTCAATAGCGCTCAATGCTATAACATCATACTTAGGGGTTCCAGTTCAAGAATGGTGACCGCTCACCATGACATCGTGAATCCCAACATCGATAACGCCAACGACAACTCGGCCTCAGTGATCAATGCAATCGCGATAAAGAAGAAACTACCTGAGGTTCACGTAGTCCTCCTAGACGGTGAGGAGGTGGGCGGCTTGGGATCCCAACGATGTTCTGAACAGATCAAGGCTGGCGAGTTCGGAGAGATCGAGTGGGTGCTGAACTTAGAACTTACTGGCCGAGGTGGCAAGAACTTTTTTATCGGCAACTATCCAGGTCCGCTGAGCGATCGTATCGGTGGAATGTTTGAGTGTCAGATAGAGTCAACCCCTTTCAACGACTCGGTCATCTTTAGGAGAAACGGCATCGACTCAGTTGTGATCAATCCCTTGCCTATAGTTGATGGAGAGCTAGACTTTAGCATGCTCTGGAACTGTCACTCAAGTCGAGACACACTAGATACGATCTGCACCAAGGACATGCAGGAATTCGTGGAAGAGGTGGTGATTCCTATACTTAGGAACGACTAGATTTTAAACTGTTCCTACTTGTAAAGATCCTTGAGCTGAGCTAAATGGATCGTTTGTGCTATAAGCGAATCCCTGCGTTCCTGATGCGGAGTTACCATTTCCGCTGTTGTCATTCAATAGAGCGCTTTCTGTTGTTCCTTGAAACAATAGAAGTTTAACAGTCGGTAAAGTTGGGACGGTGAATGGTGCAGCAGGTGACGTGAATCCAGCTGTTGAATACTGCGCGGTGTCTGACCATCTAAAGTTACTTATGAATCCGTCGAGCGAAGAATTAGGCTCGTTACCGTATCCTATTGCTAAAGGCAAGCCTTGACTCGGTATTGGGTCGGGGTACGGATTTGATGCAACATTTATACCATCGATAAAGAGATCAATATTACCACTTGTTCTCATTGCGCATATATGATACCATTGTCCTAGTGTAGGTGTAAATGACCCAACCGACCTCTGATCACCGTTTGCCCAGAAAATGATTTGATTAGTTTGAAAAGATATAGCATTGGCAGCAGTCGGAAAGGCACCAAAACTATACGGACGAGGGGAGGTGCCGAAGACGTCTAGTTGATTAAAATTAACAAACATCTCGATCGTAAAATCACCCGTGATATCGAAGTCTATGCTTGCTGGAATACTAAGGTCCGACACCAGAATATTAACGTCTACCGTCCACCCATTTCCTTCTAGAACTTCTTTGGCCGCAAGACCAATTTCACTCGGCGCAGCATTAGTAACTCCAGATAAATCAACATATCCATTCGATACCCCGTTAGTACTTAAAGCAACTAAGATGTTATCTACAGCTTCTTCCGTTAGAGCCCCATCATCCACATCCACAGATTCACCATCACCAAGAGGCTGGGTATTTGATATAATTACATTTGTGATATCATCGTTATTACTTAGATCAAACCCTCGTAAAGAAGGCAACATTGATAAGTCAATACTAGTAATATTGCAATCATCAAAATCTATATACTGAAGGTCATTTAAACCAGTCAAATCTGGAGTTCCAGCAGAAAAATCACTGTCATCAAGATAAAGAAATTCTAATGAAGTACAACCTGAAACATTAACACTTGTTAATGATGGCGCCTCTGTATCAAGATCATCACAATCACTAATATCAATATATGTAAGATTAGTCATTCCTGAAAAATCTACGCTTACTAATGAATTGTAGTCTGCTCTAAATTCTTGTAAATTGGCAAGGGTTTGTAAACCAGTTATTGATACTAAAGATGAATAATTATCATCCCAACCTGGAAAATCCAACTGTAATACTTTAAGAGGATCATCAAATGTAACTTTAACTGTGTACTCTCCACCTTCATCATATGTATGTTCTTCTGAATAGAATCCTCCAGAGCCTGAACCTTCATATGTATTACCGTCGCCCCAATCAATAGTAAATTCGATTGGTTCATTTGTAGAAGTAAATTCAATTCTAAAGTCAAGTTCTTGTGTTGTATTTACTACAAATTGTAAGCCGGTTGGCGGCACACTCCCTCCGCCGGCGGCCCCGCCAAACATGGTATTTGTTCCACGGTTTCTTGCCTGACTTAGCCTAGCTGCCTGCTCTAACAGGGCATCTTGCTCAAATTTTGCACGAAGAGCTCTCTGCTCCGGCGATTCACCTCCCCAATTGATGAATGACATGGTATCAAGTTTATTTGTTTTATTTATCTTTTCGGAGATCTTTAGTATAATAGCTACATGAAAAATCAAAATATTTACCGATTATTGGTTCAATTTTCGCTTATTGTCGGAATAGTCCACCTTGCCTCCCAAGGAATGGAGGGTTGGGGCTGGCTTATTATTGCATTATTTTTAACCCTATAAATACGAAGAGATGAATAAGTTTAGAGTGGGAGACAGGCTGCGAGCCAATGAGTTCGATCGAGAGAACTACGACCTCACGTGGGTGACGATCACTGAGATAGACGAGGAGAACGAGGTCTACCACTGGCAGGCAGAGGAACCTCTCACCGGCGACGCGATCCACTCAGGTTACTTCTTTCCCGACGCTGTCGAGTACGATGAGAGGGAAGAGGCAATGATCAGGATGATGCGGGAGGACGAGGCGTCCGGAATCTATCAGGAACTCAGCCCAGTGGAGTGGTTCATTGAGGAACTCAAGAAGCTCAATGAGATACTGGATCCCCAGACCTGGCACTTCACCCGGATCGAGATCTACGAAAAGGCCAAACGGATGGAACGGGAAAGGGACGAGCTGCTCAAGGACTTCGATAACTGGAAGAAGTGGAAACACGGAGAACCTTTCTAAATTAGAACATCACCGCCATGCAAAAGTACACAGCAGACTTTGGGCTCCAGGCAAGGACCACTCCTTGGCCGCATCGAACCCATTCAGACGTCGAGGTTGAGATCAAACTCTTATTAATATCTTTCCCCTCTATATCTGCGCTCGTTCTCAGCCTGGACGTCAGCCATGCGCTTCCACATCTCCTCTGTTCTTCTTTCAGAGTCCTCTCTGAATCTACCCTTTCTCTGCCACAGGCTTTCATCATCCATAAAACTCCTCTTTAGTCTGTCCAATTCCAATAAGAGCTGGTTTGCAGGCTCAGCATAGTTCTCATTGATATATCTAGAGTCGACTCCCTCAATCCTTAGAGCTCTTAGGTGATCTACTAGAGCAGAAAGATCGTTTAGTGGTTCCTGAAAGACTTCCATTGAATGTAATAGGTCCTTATATGTCTCGTTGATTCGACTCTCGTTCAGGTGATTTTCAAATCCTTTTACGTAATTCTTCATGATGGTTCTTTATTTTTTTTATTTATCTACTACGGAGTCCAGCTACTAATACTAAATAACTAGAGATAAAGATAAAAGAAAAGATTGGTAGGCGACAGAGACCCAAACCCTTTAAAAAGAACCGCTAAACCTTGATATGCCGCTGCTGCTATAGCCGCCGCTAGTGTCTAGAGACTGGCTTCTTGAGCCTGAAGAGCGCATTTTTGGCATTCTCTCCCAATCCGCTTTAACCTCTCTAAAATAGTTTTCAACGAAATCATTGGCTCCTTGAACAAAACCGGTTAGATTAGAGTAGGGCTCAGTCTCCAATAGCTCAAGTAGGTTTTCCCTAGTTCCTTCTACTTTACCGGCATACCACGCATCCTTAAACGCGTCCAGGATCTCATCCTCACTGTACTGTGAAATATCGACCTTTAAAAAGTCTTCTTTAGTCGGTGAATCCAGGCGTTTGAGGTACCACAGATATGCGCTCGACGGTTTTTCCGGCTCCTGCTGTCTGCTTTTTTTCCAACCGAACCAGCTCTCGTCCAACCTAGATTGCGAAAAGGATTCAAACGTCTTGATATGCTTCTTCATGACTCTCTTCTATTTTTCTTTATTTATCTACTAACGCTGTTCTACTACGGAGTCCAGCACCCGATCAATCGCGGTACCAATCACCTTCCTCGTCGCCCAGGGCCACCTCTGAATCAAATGACTTGAGCACCTGTACCAGGTCGTCGACAGTGAATATGTTGATCTCGCCGTTATAGATCCACGTGCCGTCATAATCAAAGTAGCCATCGTCATCATCGTCATAAGCCGCGTCCTCATGATTCGCATATAGCGCCCTGATCTCGACCGTGCTCTCCACACCAAGTCCAATGACTATCAGAGCAGGCTCATCATCAACGACCTGATACGACCAGTCGTTATAGTGAGTTTCAGGCAGGTCTAGAAGACCCGGCGCAACAGTCAGCTCAGCGGCCTCAAAGCTAGCATATCTCGTCTTCTTCACCCCAAGATACTTATCGGGCTCGGAATTACACAGAGCCTCAAGCTGAGAATAAAACTCGTCGGCCCAACCCTGTAGGTCAATCTCCTTGATCCCCTTTTCAAACTCTTGCTGGCTAATTAGCCCGAGCCCTAACAGTCGATTAAGGTGACGTTCGGTCTTTTCTCCGCTCTGTTGAGAGTCCTCGCTCTCCCATACTCTAGATGATTTGATATACTTCATGCCACGCTAGTTCTTTAGTTATATTTATCAGGTCTCCATACTGGCACGTTTTCAACTCCATCGGGTATCCTATAACGTTTAGAAAAATGGGGCAGCTCATGCACGATGGACCTAGCGTCAATGCTGTGACCCTTCCTGGAGAGCACGTTCTCTATGCACTGTTCCGGATCATTGCTAAACCAGATCTCTCTTAAATCGACTCCTTCCAACTCAGCTAGACCCTGCCTAAGCTTCTCCCCTAGACCGATAAGAGTATAATCCTCAAAGTAGGGAGAGGCCAAGATCACGTGCTCTCCACTCTGCAAGGCTGATACTATCTCTTCAACGCTAGCAGAATCGTCGAAGACTCTCCACTCAAGATCGCTATCACTAATGATCTCACGTATGAGATGACTCTTACCCGAACCAGGTAGACCGTGTATCCAGACCATTGAAACCTTCGATCTGTTCTCAAATAATGAATATGATACTATGTGCTTCATGCTATAGTTAGTTCTTTAGTTATATTTATACTACGGAGTCCGGCCACCAGTGACCAAGATACCCAGAAACCAGGACAAAGAGAAATGGGAAGAGAGTCTCTAGACAGGAGACCCAACATCATAGATAGCCCATGGCCAGGAGCGTAGATCCTAGAGACCAGACACGATACCAACGACCTACCGCCAGACCAGCCAAAGGAGCCCAGCTACAGTCGCACCCAGGTAGCCCTTTAGTGAGACGTAATGTGGGAACCACTGCCGACTGGGTCTACGGAGTCCCATACGGGAAACTCCATGGGTGCCACCCTTGTTGCCACGCTTGCTACGTTTGCCATGCTACTTTCAGTGTGAACCCCTTATGGCAAGCCCAGGTGTGATAAATAATAAGAAAGGGTAACATGTACGTAAAGGAGGTAATGGCAACCTTGCAATGCAGCTATAACGCCTGCCGCAAGTGGAGGAACGAGGGTAAGCTAAGGACCACCAAGATGCCCAACGGCAAGGTGATGTACTGGGACGACGACGTCTACGCCCTACTGGGCAAGAAGATCCAGAAGGAGAACTGGTCGGTCGCCTACTGTAGGGTACCGGGGACTACGGAGTCCGACCGGAGACTCATGCTCCGCCAGCAGCAACTGATCCGGGAGTGGTGTGCCAAGCGTGGAGTGTCTCTAGAAAAGCTCTACGACGACTGGTGCCCGTCTACTGACTTCTCCATGGACGGGAGACCCGGGTTACATGAGCTCATACAGGATGTCATAAAGAAAAAGATAAGCGTGATCGTGGTGGAGACCCCGGACAGGCTGGCTCGAGTCGGTTGGGAGATCTTTCCCTCCTGGTTCAAGTATTATGGGGTGGAGGTAATAGTCATCAACAGTGCTATAGTGGTGCCAGAGTATCAGCAGGAGCAGGAGAGGGATCTCACGAATCTCTTGTTAAAGGCGGGCGTGGACAGGCTGGATAAGCTAGGAGCTGAGAGCCTACCGGTACCCAGAAAGCGGGAGAGGCGCAAGCACCCGGGCAAGATCACCCCTGACTGGGAGGACAAGCCAGAGACCCCATCAGATCGAGACCTGTCAGACCTCATGTAGATAAATATTAGTATGGAAGAAGAATTAAGCCTGTATGGCGCCGGCGTCGAGTGGATCGGCCAGCGTCCCATCAACACGGTCGGCAACGACTCCCCTGACTGGGAGCTCATGTATGAGCTCTGGCTTAGGGTAAAGGACGAGTCTCCCAAACCGGTCGCGATAGAGAAGACTAGCTTCACCGTGACAGCAGTGCAGCGAGTAAGGATCCTGGAGGAACCCGTCGCGGTCGCGCTCTTCTACTCGCTGGACGAGTGGATAGGGGAGGAGGATCCCAGGAAGGACTTTACCTGGTTCATGGTGGGAGACGGTTTCCTTCGGGAATTGGAGCTCATAAAGGAGTGGGGATTCCGCCTATAAATAACTAAAAAATCGAGGAGGCATGGCAAAGGCGAAAGGGGCTAGCGTTGCCGTGTGGAATCCAAGAGCCAAGACCAAGCGGCCTGGAGTACACGCGAAGTGCAAACGTAGCGCCTCTAAGAAGAGCAAGAACTGGAAGAAGCCCTATCGCGGACAGGGTCGGTAACAGACAACAGTTCTACAGTCTAGAAGGGTCTCTTAGGGAGGCCCTTTCTTGCATCTCATTAGTATCTACCGGTCAGATTAACGAGCCTCGTCCAGGGAAACGGTGTCCCTCTTGGTTGAGCTCCGCGCGCCATGGTAGCCAGGGCTCCCAGAAGTCTCGGCGGGCAGGGGAACCGGGAGACCCGGCTAGCGGTAGAAATCGGGAGACTCCTCGGGTCTCCCGTGTACGGGCACCCGCAGGCGGGTTACGACGCGCGATACCAGAGACTCCCTACTACGGAGTAAAAGTATGAGCCAAAAAAGGGAGCCGTTAAGCTCCCTCTTCTCAAGTCAAACCAACCTTACAAGGTCGCGTAGTCTGCGAACTGTAAGTCATATCCGCTGTTAGCTCCTTTTGCGAAGAGCTGGCCAGCAGCTGCCTTTAATTCGTATTTGTTCTCTAATTCAATTCCCGAGTTGTTGGATCCCAAGTAGGTCAAGGAGTTCACGACATCCCAGATCGACATGCCCGTTCGGATGAAGCTCTTCTGGCGATCGTTCAGCTTCATTGGGTCCTGACCCTTTTGCACTATTCTGGCCATGGTATTGTTGTAGCCGTCGAAGTAGTTGCGTTGCACCGCATCGATGAAGTTCTTCTTGAACTGTGGGTCGTCCTCCTTCACCTTGCGCTGCACGCTTAGCATTGCCTGCTCAACTTCAGTAAGACTCGCTTTAGTGGAGACCGCACGTTCCAATGACTGTTGAAAGCCTAATGGAACAAAGTCCGCCTTCTTCATCGCTTCTATGTTGTTAAGGAAGGTACGAATGTCCTCGGCATCTGTGCCTCCTAGACGAAACTTCTCTGCGAAGTTTAGGTCACGGTTTCCACCGATGGCTCCGCTTCCTAGGCTTACTCGTAACCCATTGGAGCATACTAATCTCTGGTTGTAGGTCTCAATGATGGTGTCACGAGTGGTCTGCATGATGGAGAAGCCGAACTTAAAGAACTCGTCCTTGCCTGCTCCTGGGAAACCTACCTCGTTTTGATTTAAGAAGTTGATCTCGACCGAGCCGGAGTAAGGGTTGTGGTCGATGGTCTCTATCATCAGGGAAGGGTGCTCGTTCATGATCTTGCTCGTGATATCGAAGAGCGAGTCGGTGGTCACTCGACGGTAACGCTTAGGATCGCAGACGTCGACGATCTCGCGAGTGCTAACGTTCGCTATTAGCAGGACTGAAGCTCCGCCCTGACGCTGACGATAATCGTTTAGTGCGTTCATCAGTGCTGCAGCAACCTTGCCGTCCTCGTTCTTGATGAACTCTCGAGTAAGGGAGGCGTTCATCTTCATCATGCTCGCTAGCTTGATAAAGAAGTTCTGAGCCACCTTGACTGGCTGGCCTGACACCTCTATCTGACCCTTAAGGAACGATTGGTCGCTGAGCTTGATCGCTGAGGTAGGCACCTCTTTAGTAGCAAACTCGTTGGACACCATCGCCTCGCGAATGGCATCGAATTGTGATTGTGTTACTTCTCTCATTGTCTCTTTGTTTTTAGTTGATTTGACTTATTTATATTATACTAATTTTCTGGTCTACTTTAAAATTTGGGGACGATTAATTTTCGTCGTCCCCTTCGATTTCTACTAGGTCCTGATCCTCCTCTTCTACGGAGTGATCGTCGAACGTTCTGCCCAAGAAGACCTGCTCAAAGCGTAGGCTCAAGTCCTGCTGACGCAAGGTCTCGACGTTCTCCATTGAGCGTAGCTCCTCGGTCTCAGCATAGCGTGTAACGTCGTACACCACCTGACCTTCCTCGTTCAGCTTGTAGTAGAGACGTTTGCCCGTACCGCTGCCGCCTCGACGGTTCTTTGAGAACTCTAGGTAGCGTAGGCCAGTCGAGTCGAAACGGATCTCAACCATTGCCGTAGTTGCATGCTTAAGATATGTAGAACCAACGTACTGCCCTCCCTTCGTCATGTGCTGGATGGCCAACACTGCACAGCCGTTCTTCTCTGCCGCATCGATCATCATGTTAGTCATCCACGACTCGGCTTTAGTTGACTTCCAACCATGTACTTCCTTGAGCTTTACTAACACGTCCTGATAAGAGTCTAAGAGGATGATGTCGTAGTCGCCGTTGAAGGTCTTCTCGAGGACGGGTGCAAGCTGATTAGACTTCACGTAATCCATGAGCAAGAGTGTGGGCACGCGACCGATGGCAGGGGTCTTACGATAGTAGAACATGATGTCGTTTCTGGTCATCTCGCTGGAGATGTATAGGATCCTTGCCTCGGGGTTTTGGTCCACGACAGATGCCAAGAGATCCAGCATGACAGTTGACTTACCGACGCCTGACTCGCCGATGACGATGTTCACAGTACCGCCGTAGATACCGCCACCTTCCTCATGGTCTGAGAAGAGATCGTCGATCTTTTTGCCTGTACGGAAGAGACCGAAGTTAGGGAACTCCATGTCCTCCACCCTTACTATCTGAGGCTCTACTACGGAGTGAACTGATGCAGTATGTTCGCTGCGTTCGTAGTGACCCTCGGCCACGATCTTCTTGATGACTCCATTGAAGAGCCCGTATGAGATCTCCTCGGGCCTTTCACCCGCGTCGAATTCCTGGAACAGGTCCAGTACCTTTGAGCGAGTCGGCACGACTCCTTCGTAAGCGTCATTAAACCACTGTCTAACGATTTGCTCCTTCTTTCCTCCTGTGATTTCAATCATAATTCTGCTTTTTTTATTGGTTTGACTTAAGATTATAGTACTAAATTTCCGGTAAACTTTAAAACTTATTGCGATAAATCTTTCAGTCTCTGAAGTTCTTCCGCTGTGAAGTTCTGAAGTCCTTTAGCTTGCACCAAGTCTAGCAACTCGTCGAGACTCATGGTACACTTCTTCTTGACGTTACCGAATTCCCTGTCCCACTCCGCGCTCATGGGTTTGAAGTGCTCAAAGAAACCCTCACTTAGGTTGGCAGAGGCCTGATCGCCCTCGACCCACACGATGATTGGTAACTGATCCTCCATTTCGGCCTCAACCTCCTTAAAGATCTGCACGATCTGTGCGGGACTCTTGTCAGTACCGATGATTGATATGACACCAAACGGAGAACCTGCTCCCACAGAGGTCTCTCTACACCCGATACGTTCGATTGCTTGTTGGTCACCTTGAGTTGGAATTGGCATTCCGAACCTGATTAAAAATACTTTTTTCATCTGCTTTTGTTTTTAAGTTTATATAGTAAATATACTACTAAAGAACCCAAATGTACAATCCTGGCGTGAGTAAATTCGGGAGACGCGACCTGCCTGGACTAGCTCCATTACTACGGAGTAAAACAAAAAAGCCAGCCTCTTGCGAAGCTGGCCGACCCGGAAAAGCAGGAACCTAGGTCTAATTACTTATCTGAACTCCAACAGTCTGCCACTGTGTTATGGTGTACTCAAAGCCTTCCTCTTCGGGCATGGCCATCTTTAATCTCTCTCTGACATCAAGCGCTCTGGCAACCGTAGTTATCGATCTCTTATCAGTGGAGAAGTAATGCTTCCCATCCTTGCTTACGTTTATCTCGTACCACATGTCTCCTAAAATTCGATTACTCCTGAGATTACTAGATTGAGTGGAACAGGGTCCTCATCATTGTGAGAGGTCTTCACGAGCCACTCTCCCTCCTGAGTGAACAGGTATCCATACTCCTCGATGTCTGACTTAAAGAATGAAGAGACTGACTCGTCCTTACGTGGATCAGTGTCGTCCTCACCTCGGTCTCTGCCGTATGCGACTGTGACTCCCTTCTCCCGCTGGTCATAGTCGAAGCCGTGTGGGCCGGTTGGGTGCACCTTCTTGCCCAGTAGCGATAGGTCTCCTAGAGCGATGAGGTCCTTCACCTTCTCTGGGTCTTGATAGTGGGTGTGTAGGATGAACCCGTTGTATTCGATGTAACCGTCACTGTGACAGTATACTGAGAGAACTGAGCCGTCCTCTTGCTCCATTGCGATTCTTGATCTTGTTGCCATGCTGCTTTTGTTTTTAAGTTTATATAGTAAATATACTAAGATTCTTGTGACTTGTACAATCCAGTGGACCTAAAAGTCGGGAGACGGTGCCGCCTACTGCGGGAAGAGAAAGTCCTGCACTTCTTTGAGTAGACCCGGATACTCGTCCTCACTGAAGGTGTCTCCATACTGGTCAGTCATGAAGGTATCGATGACAGCTTCTTCCTGAGTCAAGATCTCGGTGTAGACAATCGTGATCTCCTCTTCCTCGTCGTTTAATATGTATTCACGTACGATTACTGGGTTCTTTTCTTCTTGCTTGAGCAATTCAAATCTTGGTGTTTTCATCTGCTTTTGTTTTTAAGTTATAAGTAAATATACTAAGATTCTTGTGACTTGTACAATCCTGCCGTGACAGAAATCAAGAGACGTTATTCCTCTTCCGTTACATGGTTTCTAAATTTCAATAATATCAACATCAGTTACTTCAAACGAAAATATATCAAGCTCATCAATCACTTCCTCGTCATATCCGTATTCATCTGCCATCATCTTTTTAACCTCATCTTCGGCCTGCTCGGACTCTTTGCATTTGATATGAAAGATAACCGGGCTATCTAGCCCAACTGAGTATCCCTCATCTGATACTACTACGCAAAATAATTTCTTCATGGTTTCTGCTTTTAAGTTATAGTATAAATATACTAAGATTCTTGTGACTTGTACAATCCTGCCGTGGCAGAAATCAAGAGACGCTATTCCTCTTCCGTTACATGGTGAGCCTCGATCTCGAAAGAGTTGTTCTCTAAAAAAGAGTTGAGTGCGGGCTGCTCTCCCTTAAAGTAGACGATTGCGGATGGGCCTCCTGCGCCAAGATGAGTCCACTCCAATCCTTCGTACTCTAGCTCGTGTATTACTGAGTCCACCTTTTCTGGGTCTACAAAAATGCTGAATGCTTTCATGGGTTTGATTTAAGTTATAAGTAAATATACAAAGACTAATTAGTATTGTACACTTCTACGGAGTAAACTTTCGGGAGACCTGGCTAGAAGGTTGCCTTAGTCTCCATCGCGAAGACGAGCTCCACGCCCCACGGAAACTTATAGGCTCTGAACCCACCTGTCCCTGTAGACATAGTCTCTTCTGAATTCTGCATTGCGTTGACTAGAAGAATCGCCGCAGTTCTTTTTAAATCATCTATCGTCGGCATCTCACCTCTCCATTTCCAATCAACCTGTACCATGTAGTCGTGCACCTTTTGAAAATCGAATCTATCGATGATCTGTCCTATCGTCTCTGCGTGTTTCTGTTCCATCTTTCCTGCTTATTGGTTTTCTAATCGGGTTAACTTCTTGTTTAGGGTCTTTAGCCTGCCCTTGAGTCTCTTGGTCTCGAGCCTACGTAGGTAGGGACCGTGATTGTAGGTGCTGCCTTCCCATGCCATGGTCCAAACAGTCTTATCGTTCTTTAGGAACTCTATCCTTGCGTCGATCTTTTGGATGAGGTCTAATATCTCCTGTCTAGTCATCGCCACTACTTTAGAATGAATACTGTCTCTTCCTCGTGGATGCCCTCTTCTGTGTCCAGTCCAAGTCCTTCCATGATGGGCTCAAACTCTTCCTGATTCTTGACCAGGACCATGAATCCAGGATCGTCGGTAATATCCTCTCCACAGTTTAGGAAGCCCAAATAACCTGAGCTATTAGGATTGAGTTGGAAATCGTTCTTTACCTTGAGTAGGAATAGAACACCGGCTTTGAATTCTTCTTTAGTCATCTGCTTTTGTTTTTAAGTTATAAGTAAATATAATAAAAACTTGGGTATGAGTACAATCCTATGATGGGTAAATTCAGGAGACTCGGTGCCAAGTCGGCTCAGTAACCCTCTTCTCCAAAAAACGCGGTTGCCGTTATGCTATATGACTTTCCTTCAAGCATAAATGAGATTTCCCAGATATCATCAAAGTGATTCTTTCTGCCGGTTAGCTCTACCTCTGTTTCCATTAGCTCTACTAATTTCTCAAGGGTGCTAGTTCCATAATCGTCGGCTCCTATACTTTGGGCATGGACTCCATCAACTAACATAGTATTCGTTACTTGCCAGTTCTCCATCCAATTCGATCCCATGTACCAATCAAAGAGTCCATCAATCGTTGTTGTTGCGGTATTCATCTGCTTTTGTTTTTAAGTTATAAGTAAATATAATAAACGCTTGAGCATTTGTACAATCCTGTTGAAAGATTATTCGTTTATTTGAAATCCGCTAGCGTACTTAAGAAATTCCTCAAACTCGATTCCTAGTCTCTCCATTACTAACGTGCTTAGTTTGATGGGTCTCCCTCCATATTGAGTAGATTCACTGGCAGGGTCGACTACTCTTATGATAAAAGGGGACAGCTCATCTTCTTGTAAAATCCTAATCAGTCTAGAAGTAGTTGAGCAAAAGGTTGTCCCGAAAAAGAAATGCCATGGACGACCATTGCTTTTTAGGAATACCTCTTCTTTGATCTCAAAGACGGACTCCAATAGCTCCTTGACCTGGATCTTTCCATATGGATCCTTTTTCCCGTATTCCACATCGATCACGTCAATTAGTTCGTCGTCAACACCAAAAGATTCTTTAAGATTAGCGAGTGCATCTTTTCTTACCATGAAGTCCTCATCCACGCATAACTTGACTAGAAGATCCTTCGGTGTCATTTCATGTTTAGCCGCTCGGCATCTCTCAACCCAATTAAAAGATTTGGAAAATCTCTCCAATATCTCGAGCCGAGTGGAGTCAAGAGTGTTTTGGTGACGAAGTATTTCGGATTGTAGATCCGGCTCCTCCTTTGCAAACTTAGAAAGAATTTCAGCTGGACAGAAAGGGGAGCTCACGTATTTCTTCCTTGTCGCAAGTGACTTCACGTTAGGGTCAAACTTCTCCTCCTTAGTCGAGACCTCGATTGATTCGATCTCATAGGTTCCAATGGACATCGACCGTGAATCTCTTCCGTATGAGTCGATCACGTTACACATGTATTCATGGATCTTTTGATTGGCCACTTTCTCGGCATCCTCTTGGCTTTCTCCATGAACCATGAAAGTCTTAGTTGGCATAAAGGACGGGCGTCGTTGTGCGCTCGATGTTCTCTTAAATTGTACGCGATACCTTTTCATACTTCTGTTTTTAAGTTATAAGTAAATATAACCAAGAATCAGGCATTTGTACAATCCTGGCGTGGGTAAAATCGGGAGACGCTTTACTCCTGCTCTGCAATGGAGCTCACCTCATCGAGCAGCGCAATCATCTGAGAAAAGACGAACTCTTCCACCTCGGTCTCGGCGCCTTTCAGCTCCTCTCCATATGCAAGCTTTCTGCCCGTAATAAAGTCTCTCACTGCTTGTAATCTTTCTTTATCGTTCATCCTAATAATATTTGATCTTTACTATCGTTACTTGTTGTTCTCCCTTCAGGCTCTTAAGGGTATAAGCACCCTTTACCTTAATCGTCTCTAGCACCTTGCGATAGCTAGAGTCAGGATCAGCCACTCTTCCCAAGAACATGCCGACTTCATATGCCTTCTTCAGGTTGGAGCAGACGGCAAGCGTCTCCACGAGTTCTTGCTCCCACTGGAGACCGGTCTCCCTATTGCTCATTACCAAGTAAACCTCTCTTCTCTTCATCCTCTATCTTTTTTTGTAGGTCCCTAATGAAAGCACAGTCCTCATACTTTTCTTCGCTCTCAAAGTGTCTTAACATCGTCTTTAGAGCTGAGATCTTTTGTGAGACTTGGTGACCGTCCTCTACTGCCAGGTCGGGAAACCTTTTTAGAGACTCCAGCACCAGCTGCATGAAGAGTGATGGGTCCCGCTCTCGTATCTCCAATAGAGATGCCAAGAACTCTTCATCCTGCGGATTCATCCCTCTCCTTCTTTATGGCGGTTAGTACTTGTTCCTCGATCTCTAATACCTTCTCCTCGCCTACTCTCTCTGAGAGCTCAAGCTTGAGACGATCGTATGCCGATTGTGCACCCTCTATCTTGCTGGTAAAGAAGGGAAGGGGCGTCCCTTTTCCTAGCTCCTTAGCCAGGTCGAGGTAGATCGCAGTTGATTGGAAAGCTTCTGCCAGTTGGCGTGAGCTCCTCTTAAAGAAGTCTCGGAGACCCTGTTCTTCCAGGTAGTGCTCCTCATCTTCGTAAAAAACTATAAATTGTGTGTTCATGACTACGGAGTAAAAAGTAAGTAAATCGGCCAGAGAATCAATATCGCCAGCGTCTGTATCGGACCGTTCATCTCATATCCCTTGTTACTTAGGTAGAGTAGAGTGGTAAAGCCTGCTGCGGTCCAGAGCAGCAGGCTTAGTATTATGATTATGGTTGTTATCAATTGATTCGCATTTTTTCTAGCGATGCCTTCACGATCTGGCTGACACGAACGTTTGACATGTCGTAGCGCTCAGCGATCGCATCAGTCGGCATCTCATACTCTCGGTCTATGCCGAAGTAGTCCATCACGATCAGGCGGTCACGTTCCTTTAGGGAGCTTAAGACCTTCTTTACCTTGAACTTGATGTCGTCGATCTCGATCTCAGACTCAGTTTGGGATGGAGAGTGTAGGATGAGGTCGCCTAGAGACGTGCCGCCTTCTTCTCCTACTCGATCGTCGATGTAGGCACGCTTGGGTTCTTCGACCTCCTCATGATTCATCTTGGCCTTGTAGATCTCGTATTCCTGGTTGTGAGGCAGTCTCACTATCCGGCCCGTCTTAGCGACTGCTTCGTTAAGTCGTTTACGAATCCATAGGCTCGCGTATGAAATGAATCTCTGACCCTCTTTGGGCTTGAAGTTCTTTGCGGCTTCCATCAAGCCGATGTTGCCCTCTTGGATGAGGTCGTCGATGGGCACTCCTTGACCTATGTGGCGGTTTGCAAGCTTCACCACGAATTTTAGGTTGGCCTGTACGAGCTCGTTAAGTGCCATACGATCTCCCTCTTGGATTAGTTTTACCAGTTCGATCTCACGATCGTGCGTCACTGGCGTGCTCTTTTGAATAGTACGAAAGTACTTTGGCAAGTTTTCTGAAGTTTCAAATCTCATGTTCTTTATGTTTTTAAGTTATATAGTAAATTTAACAAATTACTCTGATTCTGTACAATCCTGTTCGTTTAATTTTCCGCTTTTTACCAGAGACCAATACTGCTCTTCCGTGATCCGAACTCCACCGAGTAGATCGAGTTGCACGCAGTCTGAACAGGTCACTGCCTCTGAATTGATGTCCACCTTAGGTACGATGTTACCGCATCTCTTACACGCTAACTGCTTAAATGTCTTGCTTAAATTCTTCATCTTTTCTGCTTTTTTCTTTTTATATTATACTCTGTTTTTTGGCTTAAGTTTAGCCTTTTCAAATCGTTCTAGCTCTATCTCGGCTCTGAGCTTGGCTCCCTCTAGGGTCTCCTCCCACTCATCTGCAGGTAGGAACTTGGAGACCTCATCGATCCGGATGTAGATCGAGAGCACCTTCTCTTCGCGGTTCATTAGGATCCAACATCGGACCTTGTCCTGTTGACCCTCGACTATCCTGTCTCTGACTGGTCCCCACTTCATATGTGGGAGGTTTTTGAGTATTCAGTAAAGTACCAATTAGTCAGCGTCGCGTGATCCTCACCGCTTAGTCGACTCGTCTCGTCGGTGATTCCATAGGTGACCTTACGTACGAAGTCGTCAGAATCAATTGCGATCTCAAACATCGTGTGGAGAAAGTCTAGGATCTCTTCGAGCTCGACCTGAGTATAGATCCCCTCATATTCTGTCGTTATCGTCTTCATCGCAATCATACTTTAGCTCCACAATCACTGCATCTCACTAGCTGTATTCCCGATACGTGTCGTACTGCCACATAGGTTCTCTTGTGCTCGCACTTAGGTTTTTCTACCTGCTTTTCTTTTGAATTTTCCATTTTGCTTTGTTTTTAAGTTATAAGTAAATATAATTATTATTCTGCAATAAGTACAATCCTGGTGCGATAAAAATCGGGAGACCCTGTATAACAGCACAAAGAAAAGGCTCCGCTTGGGAGCCGTGTTTCTTATCCGTGATAAGATTCAATCTTGAACCAGATCTCGTAGCCGTTTGCGATCCTGTCCTGTCGACCGTTTCGGGTCCAGAACCAGTCGTGAATGAACTCGCCCTTGATCTTCTTAACGTCGATCACGAACGGTGTCTCATCAAGGTATCCCAAGACTACTTCGACTGGCTCCTTAAACTCAAGCACTGCCTCATGACTCCACCTGTTCTCTCGGATAATCTTTACTCCATCGTAAAACTCGATTTGAGTCTTGTCCTTTTTTCTGGTGAGACGGTTAATCCAGTGGCTTGCTCCCTCCTCATCCAGTGCATTCGCGTCTCTCGTGTAGGATGCCACGGTTGGATAAGTACCATCATCAGTATCCTGAGATATTTCGAATAACATGCAGTTATTACCAAAGTCCATCTTAATTCCTTTAAGCGGGCCGTCTCCATCGAGCAGGCTCCAGATGCTGTGTGTTGTTTTCATGCTGCTTTCGTTTTTAAGTTATAGTTAAATATAATCATTAAGTCTGAATCTTAACAATCCGGTAGCGAAAACTTTTAAGAGACATGTTCCGCCTCTTCCTTCAAGTAGTTATCGAAGTTGACTAATAGGAACTGGCCGTAGCTTTTAAAGTACTCTTCAACGATTCGTTCTATACGACGGAGAGAACTCGCTCTGACCTTTGACTCGTCTCCTTCGCAGACAAGCACCCACCACCCGTTACTGCGACCGGCAAAGCTCCAATCAGTAATGAACGGATAGTCACTCTCCATTATCTTCTCGAAACACTGTTCTGAGTGATAGTTAGTATAGAACCCGTCCTCCCACTCGTATTGTAGGAGTTCCTCATGAGCTTCAGTTAGGGGCAAAGTAGGAAACTTCACGTCGAACTCAATGGTGAAGTCACAGTGAAAGTCTCTTTTGTGTCTGTTAAATACTGCTTCCATTTCTTCTTGTTTTAGGTTATGAAAATCTTAAAAATTCTACTGATCCTGTATGGATGAACGCAATCGATCCGTCTCCGAACTGGATGCCGATTGTGTGTTCGTCGGCTGAACAGACGGTCACGTCGATCTCGTCTCCTTTCGCGAAGGCCTCCTCGACCGGTTTGTGTAGCTCGATATCCTCGTTCTCAAAGACCTCAATGAGAGTGTCTCCTAAGAACATGAATACTACGTCGTCCCCTTCTTCAAAGTCTTGTGTTTTCATGCTTTTAAGTTTTTAAGTTATAGTTAAATATAATACTAATCTTTGAGTCGTGAAAATTGGGCGGCGACAAAAGTAGGGAGACGCGTCGCCCAGACCGGATCAGACTTGATCTAGGACGAGGTCGATGAATTTTTGAAAGTCGTCTTTCTCTAGGTCATCAAAGGAGACGGGAGCCTCGATCAAGGCTTGCATCATTAGACGAGCTTCTTCCTCAGTATTCGCAGCGACTGGGAAAGGCGTAGCATCCCAAAAGAACTGAATGAGCCCTTCCTCATAGATGCTGATTATCGGCGGACACGCTTCGTCAGGAAAATCGATAATGGGTTCGTAACAAGTAAAGTGGCCAAACTCCTCGTTCTCACATCCCTCATCCTCCCTAGAATCAAAGGTTTGAACGAGCTTGATTCCAAATAATTCTTCTACTTTTTCTTTTACTTCTTGCATCTTTTTGTTTTTAAGTTATAGTTAAATATAACAACTATTCTCCAATCTATAAAATCCTGGTTTGGGAAAAGTCGGGAGACTCTTTTGACAGGTCTTGACAGAGCACAAAGAAAAAGGGACCGATTTCTCGATCCCCGTTCCTACAACTTAAAACAACTTCTTTGTTACTACGGAGTAAACTATTTAAGTCCCTTTGCCCCGTTGTATATCTTCTCTGCCTTTGTATAATCGTACTCAGCAGCTATTAGTGCTCCTATCTCCTGGGAGAAATTGGTCCTAAAGAATTTTAGATTCTCCGGAGTGTCGTTCACGTAGGGCACCATCTCGTGCAGGACGGGTAACCTCTCCTTTAGACTCAGTCTCTTGAGGTACTGTCTTACCGTGTCCTGTGCCCCGACCTTGATCAGGTTTATCGCTTTGTCCACTCTCATGCTACGTATCCTTGGTTATAGACTAAGTATACATAAAATCGGATGGCGTTTAAATTGATTGAGTCGGCTCTTCCCACTGTCTCCATCAAGTTGTTATCGACTATCGCCTGCACAAAGCTTCCGCCTGGAAATCCCACTCCCCACTTGGTGCTCAGTATGGAGACGCCGATCCTAGTGACGTGTTCTCTACTTTCGTTGAACGCTATCGCCTGTCCAAATGCGAGGTCGTGTCCCCACGAGTAATACTCATCGATTCGCTTGGAAACGACCTCTGCTATTCTCTCCTCTTGTCCTTCAGTGTATGCTGCCATCTTTTTTGTTTTAAGTTATATAGTAAATATACTAAATTCTCTAGTGCTTGTACAATCCTAGCGTAAACTCTTTAAGAAATCTTTGTCGACTCTGTGGAGTTCTATCTCTGCAATCTGGAGACCGTCAAACCCCATTCCTATTAGAGCCTGCTTAAATGGTACCCATACGTTCTCTTTGTGTGGTACGCCGCTTGCATATCCATGATAATCTCTCGTGCCCCATACGGCAACGACTGCCTTGGCTCTTCGTACCAATTTAACGGGGTCTTTGATGAGCTTAGACTGCTTCTCAGCTAGACTCTGGATAGGCGAGCCATTACCATAAAACCAGTTTCGCATGCCGTGTTTGTAGAAGTCCATCTCCAGTGCACGGTGATAGTCCTTTGTTTGAGGTTCAATTGATGTTACCTGTAAATTCATTGTGCTTGTTTTTAAGTTATAAGTAAATGTAATAATAATAACTGATAATGTACAATTAGTCGGCCCTAAAAGCCGAGAGACGCTGGGATACTGGGCAAAAAAAGATCCCGATTTCTCGGGATCAAATTGAGTCTTATAATGGCGGACCTCCGAACCACCATCTACCTCGTTGATATGTTTCACAAGGACCAAGTCGATCTCGAATCTCTTGAGTACATTTTGGATTGTTTAGCACGTAATAGCGAATCGCATCGTTCTTCTCATGGCTTAGGATCTCAAGAAGGTTCTCTGGGATCTCCTCATTTTTTGCGAGCATACGTTTGACGTCGGGCCGATCGTTAATGAGATTGGCTAGGACGTCCGCTGGAGTCGACGGATTTCCTGCGACTCTTGATCGAATCACACTGCTTCGATCCTTCGAAAGCTTTCGTAAGACGTCGCTTGGACACGTTCGGTTTTTGGCAACGATATCCTTGAAAGTGGTCGAGCTCAATGACTCCAATGCCATTGGGTCGGATGTCGTCTCCGCGATGGTGCTTAACCGTACACCCTTGTCGATCGAGGTCAATGTACGATCTCTTTTGATTTTTTTAATTTGGTCTAAGACGCTCATGTTTTCTTGCATAGCTTTTAAGCTTTTAAGTTATGTATAAATATAACAATAATAACGAGTAATGTACAATCCTGGCCGAAAGACTTTTGGGAGACCTGTAGATCTATTTCACAAAGAGCGTGCAATTGGTGTAAGGAAAGGAATGTTCTCCAAGCTTTACCTCAAGCTCCTCGAGGTCGAACCCCATCTCCTCACAAACAGAAGATATTGTCTCAGGACTAGCTTCATTTGGAACCTGGAACCCGCTCACCTTAAGAAACTTGAGAGCTGCATCTAGCCTAGCTTGCTCCTCATTAAGGGACTCAACGGTCGTCACCATCGATGCGGTGCCTAGGGGCAGGCTAGAGTAGCGGTTTGCCAGTATCGCAACTGAGAAAGTCTCCGTCTCATCAGGAACGGTAGGAACTTCAGCTCCCTCAAGGAAATTGAGAAGATCACCTACTTTCTCGACGTCCTCTAATTCTTCAGGAATCTTTACTCCAAACTTTTTCTCGAGCTTTATGATTACCTCGACGATGTCCAATGCATCCATTCTAAGATCGTCCATTAGGCTCGTGTTCTCGTCGATCTCAGCGCACACTGCATACTCCTCAACGTGAAGTCTAATTATCTCAAATACTTTTTCTTTTAACATGGTGGTAGGTTTTAAGTTATAAGTAAATATAACTACGATCCCTGAATAAGTACAATCCTGTGATGGGTAAATTCAGGAGACCAGTTGGATCCAGTCTTGATCCAACGTACTACGGAGTAAACGACAAAGGGTCAGCTCCCGCTGACCCCAGTCTCTAACCTAAAACAACTTCTTAATATTCGCCTTTGTCGTATTCCTTTTTCAAGAGTTCAACGATCATTTCTCTCTCCTCCTCTAACATTCTGTTGTTGGCGAAGGAAACTAGGATGTCGGCAACGGTTAGCCCATGTTCTCCTGAGTCTACCATTCCTACTAGGATTTCTCCAAGGACGTCGTTTCGTGTTGATTCGTTTGCTGATTTTTCCATGGGTTCTATTATTTAAAGAGTGCAATTATCTTATTCTCAAGCTCACGATCGAACGCGATATCATTATTACAATCGTCATCGAACTCGTGACTAACACATCCCGCTAAGAGGTCGAGAGCGTTTGATTCCATCTCCACTCCTTCCTCGTCCTCCCACTCGAAGTTGAAGAAGTCTCTAGAATCTCCATGCACCACCACATCGATGGTCCCATCCTCGCGTACCCTCCATGCAGGATAGTGACTATTAAGAACGAACTCTAGTGCTTCAGCCTCAGCATCACTCTCGCACTGCTCTTCCCAATTGGCAATGAAGCTATTGACATGATTGGTGATGGCAACGTACAGTGCACTGTCGATCTTCTCTACCTCATTGTCGTTAAGAAACCTTTGATTTGTCATAGTGTTTAAGTTTTAAGTTATAAGTAAATATAACAAATGCTTTCAAATAAGTACAATCCTGTGCTCAGCAAATTTGGGAGACACTCAGGCTTGAAGTTGAAAGGAGTTGAAACGAAAAAGCGGAGATTTCTCTCCGCCTCGACTATCCTATCTTGCTCGCTATCTGCCTCACCTTGTTGACGTAATCGGGATCCCCTGCGTAATTCTTTTTGAGGTACTGCAAGTATTCTTCTCTCGTCTTACACTTTTTCGTGTAGGCAGCCTGGAAGAGCGCGTAGTCCATGACGCTATGCTGCCACGACTCGTACTTTGCGTGACCCTTGTATTCTCCTATCGCGGTCGTGGGTCGCTGCCTTGCCACCTTCATGCCGAAGAGGTTATTACCGTTCCTAAAGATGTTAGAGGTGAATCGCCCAGTCTCGACTATTGCTTGAGCGTAGACGATGTCATAGTACTTGACTCTCATCTCCTTCAGGGTCTCTAGAAGCTTTTCCTTGCTGAAGCTCGGATCGACTGGTTTTACGGGTTCTACTCGAGCGACTCTCTCTAACTTGAGACCCGATACTTCAGGTTTCTTTAAGAACGACAGCGAGATGATGAGTCCAAAGCAGACTCCGGTAAATCCATAAAGCAATCTTTTAAACGGTTCCATGTTTACTGTTTCCATCTTTTTTGTTTTTAAGTTATGGTTAAATATAACCATTATCTTTGGATAAGTACAATCCTAGTTGCAGAAAAACTGGGAGACTCGTCTGCTACAGGAATTCGGCTTCCCTACTTTGAGCTCGGGGCGCCATGGCACATGGGCTCTCTCGGAGTCTCAGCGGGCAGGGGCTCGGCTCTACGGAGTAAACGACAAAGGGCCAGCTCTCGCTGACCCCTCGTCTCTAACCTAAAACAACTTCTTAATATTCCTCTTCCTCGTCGTAGTCCTCTTCTTCTCCTTTCGTATCAATCTCTATCTCACCGATCCGGATTATTCCGTCTTCCTCGCTAGTTTCAAAGTCCTCCTCAAAATCAAAGGTGTTTCCTAACGTAATTTCCAAGTGTCCCTCTGTTATATCATCGACTAGCACACAACCGATCGATCCCGAATCTACTGGATACCCGTTACCGTGCTGATCGGGATACACTCCGTCTCCGTAAGCGGTCCCATAGATCGCGAACTTGGTCCCATCCTTAAGCTCAAACTCTCCGTCCAAACAGTTGTGGTCCACGATGATGAGGTCACACACCTCAGTCCAACGGTCTCCCAAAACATAGCATAGGTCTCCAACATAATACTTGCCTGCTTTCATACTCTTTTAGTTTTTAAGTTATAGTTAAATATAATCATTTCTTTCTAATCTTGACAATCCTGCATCGGATAAAGTCGGGAGACCTGCTCCCATTCTTCTACTACGGAGTAAACGACAAAGGGTCAGCTCCCGCTGACCCCAGTCTCTAACTCAATATGAATCTGATTATGTTTCCGATAATGATGAACGATCCCAATAGGATCAGGATCGCCCACATGATTTGCTCGAATAACTCGCTTCCTCTTCTCATGACTCTATAGGTTTGAGAGGAAGATTTCCTGGTTCACTGAAACGCTTCTCCACGACTGTTTCTCAAGATCGAAGAAGGTGACCTGCCGAGGAGAGCTCTCTCGCACTCCCTTAGGGTGGTGGTCGCTAGGAATGGTGGTAAGGTTGGTCGTACCTACCGCGGTACGCAAGGTCCCGTCTAGTTTCTTGAATGCGAACTGCACTGCTCCGCTTCTCAATCTCTGACGCAATACTTCTGGTGAAATCGGCTCTAATACCATGTCTTTTATGTTTTTAAGTTATAGTTAAATATAACCATTATTCGTTAAAAGTAAAAATCCTGTGTAAAAATTTTTCGCCTAAAATCAGGAGACCCGGCCGTGCTTGGCTTTAACGTAAGCCCTCGCGTTTTGAGCAGTAATGTGAGCGTCATTGCATACTCGAAACTCAATACCTTCTTGGCTGGTGTACACCCACTCGGTCGTGGGATCGAACTCTGGCCCGGTTGAGTGGGAAAAGTTAAATACCATTGAGTTACCAGTCTTGGCTGAGACTACCTCGTACTGGGTATCAAACTGGACATCCTTTTCTGAAACTTTGATAATCCCTGTTTCAACTGAAAATCTTACCTCTTTAAGGTTTACTCTCTTCATTCTTCTTGTTTTTAAGTTATGTATAAATATAACCATTATACTTGAATAAGTACAATCTTCTTTACGATAAAGTCGGGAGACACGCCCGATCGAGCCAAGATTACCAAACAAAAAAAGCCAGCGTAAGCTGGCTCTCCATTAAACTGTGACTGATTATGACTTGACTATCTTATAAGTGATACACTCATTATCCTCGTCGAACTCATGATTCTCATCTGAGAGGGTGTACCCCATCTTTTCCAAAGCATCTAAGACCGGTTCGTTAACACAATCGTTAGCGTTCTCAGCAGCGGCTTCTAAGTCTAGCCTCCATCTCTTACGACTGTCCCACTCACTCGACTCATAATAGACTACCATCTTAGTAAAATCATCAGTGATCGTTCCGGTGCAATTAAAACCGATTTCCATTTCCATGTTGTTTGTTTTTAAGTTATAGTTAAATATAACCATTATTCTTCAGTCTTGACAATATTGTCTTGATTAAAATCAGGAGACAGGAACATGGCTAGCCTAGCGGGAATCACCACCGTCATGTTACATGAGTCACAACATCGACCCGAGTTTACGGGCTCAGCATTGTTTGACCGATTCTCTTGAATTGACTCTTTACAGATTGAACATTTCATCTCTTTTGTTTTTAGGTTAAAGTAAATTCCAAATATCCTGTGTCGCGTCGTAGACAAAGATGTCTCCGGCATGTCCGTCCTTGAACACTAGTGAGGTTCCCTTCTTCTCTATCACGTAGCGAATGCCTAGGTCCTCCTTGATGTCTCTCTTGGCAGAGGCGATTGAGATTCTGGATAATTCCGCCCACATGTCGATTAGAGAATCGTGAGCGCTTGAGTGCTCCTTCTTAAGATCAGTTAGATTCATGTCTTTAAGTTTTTAAGTTATAAGTAAATATAACAATAATAATCTTTACTTTAAAATCCTGGCCTAATAAAAATTGGGAGACCCGTTGGATCCAGCATTGATCCAACTTACTACGGAGTAAACAACAAAGGGCCGGCTTTAGCCGACCCCTGTCCCGTCTCTTCTCGACGATACCTTTACTCCACGACTCTGAATCGAACATGAGTAAGATCGAATTTTTCTCCTTCAATCACTCCATCTCCAATAAAGGTTATTGTATCACTTAATACTTCATCTCCTACTGTGAACTCTACTCGGGTTCCTGCGGCGATCTCTATTTTTTCTCCTCTTCTAATTGTCATAGCTTAATGGATTAAGTTGGTTAAACCTTGTACTAATAATTCTGGACATTCATCATAGTCTCCATTGGACCACTCCCTTACGAGACTCGCAAACGTCTTGTTATTACTGACAGTAATTCCGGATTTAGCTGCAGCGTCAAAGTGCTGAGCGCATGTCACGAACGAATTCAACTCGTGGAACATGCTGAGTAGTGTCGTCTCCATAATTAGTACACGATAAAATCAACAGCCTCTTCGCCGATTCCCTTACCGTCTCTCGTTACCTCATAGTTGGGGTCCATTCCACTTGACATCACATAGTCAATTAATTCATTAAGAGTCTCAAACTCTTTAGTAAAATAGTCACATTTTAAGCTCCACATATCTTCTTTGTTTTTAAGTTATAAGTAAATATAACTATTTTTTTCTAAACTTTAAAATCTTATTAAGCGAAAAGTCGGGAGACTAGAAAGACGTTTTCAATAGTGTTGATATAGTGAGAATTCCTAACGTCTACCGCTATGCATCAGGTCTCCCCAATCGGGAGACGCTTTAGCACAGACAACAAGAGGAGAACTTGCGCTCTCCTCTTGACCTAACCACTAACCACTAAACCTATACGATCTCTCGACCGCCATGTACCCTATTATACTCTATCTCCTAAAAAGGTTTCTACGGAGTAAACGTTAGTAAACAACAAAGGGAGCCCCTGAGCTCCCTTCACCTAACCTATATAACTTAAAAACTAGGAGCGGCCGAAAGAATTCGACCAACCCTTTGGCGAGATTCCTGAAATCAGGAACTCTCTGTCGTCTGCAGGGACCGTCGACAGTGCGGTCTGCGCGTGCTCCCCGTCAAGGAAGCGTCTCAACCCCTCGGTCGGCACTGTGCACGAATACTCCTCTCCCGTAAAGACGCACTTGCCACTCACTGTGGTAGTTCCGTCCAGGTTCTCTTTTGCCCATTGTGGTTCTCTCTTAATCATGTCTGCTTGGGTGTTTGGGTTTACGTTTATAAATCTTCTTAGACTCCTCGGCTCGGGCAACGAATCTCCCGTCGAAGAAGCCCTGCTCCTTTTGGGAGACACGGCTGGCTGCTAGCCTAATCTTTTGCATCTTCTTTTCCATGGCCTAGTTTCGTTGTATCAACTCACGTTCGATGTCAATGATCTGTGCCCTGTACGTCGCTATCCTGATGAGGTCACTCATGTCCGCTGCTGTAACGTCTGCGTCCGCGATTAGCTTTCTCATCCCCGTCGCGATGTTGTTCAGGAGGTCACTCTGTAATTCAAGGTAGGGTCTAGCGTTTTCTACCAATTCTTGTGTGCTAAGCTTTTCCATTTTGTTTTGTTTTTAAGTTATAAGTAAATATAACTATTTTTTTCTAAACTTAAAAACTTTTGTGCTACAATTTTTGGGAGACCGGCTAGCATAAAGCAAGCATCTGGTCATAGCGTTGCTTGAGCTCGGCTCTTAGGTCTCTTATTACTGCGCATTTCTCGAATTCTTCAAGCTCGATGAATCTTAGCTCCAGCGTCTCCAGTTCCAGGAGATGGTTTATACACTCCTGCTCCAAGTAGTCAGGCCTGCCTGAGAAGTATTCCATCGCCTCGCTAAGTCTCGCCTCATACTCGTCTTCTAGCGCCCAGTGAAAGAAGACCATCGCGTCCTCGTCTCTGCCTATCTCCTTGTGCAGAGACTCCGCCCAGTCTTCAAACGTTTTGTAAAGAGTCTTTATCATCTTAATCTTGTGATTACTTTTTTCACTCCGTAGTCAAAACTCTTGACAGTGATGCAAGAGTCTCCTTCCTTCCAGCGAACGGTGATGAACTCCGTTTCCGGAGACCAGTTCAACACCTGTACATCTTTTATCTTAGGTGAGTTACCGTTGTAGAAAAGTCTGATTACTCGGTCTATTGCTTCTTCCATTGGAGTCTCTTTAATTTATTTATACTCTATTCTTGAGATGGGTTCAAAAAAAGAAGGGCTCTCGCCCTTCCGTTCACCCAAGCGGTCGTCGCCAATCACTCAAGTAATTGGTTATCTTCTAGTTGAAACCAGAACCTTTCCTTCCAACGATCGATGCTCGCTCCGTCAACCTTTTCAACTCCTTTCTGGGTGAGGTTGCCGAGTAGACCGATTCCCTTGTTTAAGAAGTCAGCTGCCGCTTCTCTTTCTCCTTTTACCAATGCCGCTTTCGCGCTCTCCATGATTTGCTTTACGTTTACCATTTTGTTTTGTTTTTAAGTTATAGTTAAATATAATAATTTTTTTAATAAGTTGTATGCGAAAAAGTCGGGAGACACGCCTGAACAAGACCCAAAAGTGGGGACTAAAAAGTCCCCACTTGAAAGAGTAATTGGAATGTTACTCCACCTCCTTGATTTCGATGGAATAGCTTCCATAATCTAGCATCTCTTCAACCTCCTCCTCAGTATATCCTACCTTTTCAAGGCCGAGCATATACGCATCATCTTCGCTCTCAGCATCAACGAAAACTACTTCAGGCTCATCCCAATCTTCTCGTGAAAGAAACAATACACAAAACTTTTTCATACTCTTTTTGTTTTTAAGTTATAATATAAATATAAGCATTTCTTTCCAAACCTGACAATTAAAAGTCAGGAGACGCGACCCCAAAGATTCATCGATAAATAACTTAAATAAACAAGAAATTAAATGGAAGATTTTATTACCTTTAAGTCTTTTGATAACGATAAGGAAGAGTCTCCGATCGCAAAAGCAATGGAGACCCTGATCGAGAAGGTCATTGAGCCGATCATGCCTAAGGCTTTACCCAAAGAGATTGAGCTTACTCTTAACTCCAGACTGGGAGACGAGTACACAGCTTACTACTTCTATCGTAACGCTGCTAACTGGTGTAAGGGAGTCAATTATCCAAAGGCGGCAGCTTTCTTTGAGAAGGAGGCAGCGGGAGAGTTGGAGCACGCTCTCAAGATTCAGGATTATCTTACCCAATGGAACCTATATCCAGACATTCCCGCGGTCGAGACCGGGAGAGCCTTTCTTGGCCTAGTCGACCTGATCAACCAGGCTTACGAGCTAGAATGGAATCTCCTGCAAAAGTATTCCAATGACCAGAAGGAGATCTTCAGAGACCATCCCGCAACGTTCAACTTTATTCAAGAGTATGTTGACATCCAGGTAGGAGAAGTCTCCGAGTATTCAGACCTACTAAACGCCTTACAACTGATTGATGTCAGCTCTAAGCTGGATCTCCTGGTTTTCGAGGACAGGTATTTCGGATAATCTACACTACGGAGTAAAAAGAAAAAGGGAGCTTTTGGGCTCCCTCTCTTGTTTCTACAGGTTCGGCTACTCTTGGAAGTAGCTCCACGCATCCTCTCCCGTCCCCCTGCCGTCCCTAGTAATCTCGTAGTTTGGATCCATTCCCGAGAAGAGGATGTCATCTAGGAGTTCCGAAAGCGTTGAGAATTCCTTCAAGTAATAATCACATTTTAAGCTCCACATATCTTTTATGTTTTTAAGTTATACTATAAATATAATAATTTTCTCCTAATCCTGACAATTAAAAGCCGAGAGACCCTGTATAACAGGATCAAAAAAGACCCGATTGCTCGGGTCCAAAAGAAACGGCCGTTCTTAGTAGCCGCGCTTGATGGTCTCTCTCGCCTGTGCAACAAGCTCCTTTGCCTCCTCTCTAACCGTCTCTAGGCTTGCATCAGGTCGATACTCACGAAAGTATTTTACTATCTTGGGAACGTTTAACATTCCTGAGTTTATTAACTCCACGATCTCTGCTCTGATTTGTGATGTGTTCATCTTGTTTGTTTTTAAGTTATAAGTAAATATAACTATTATTTTTCAAACTTGAAAACTAAAATTGGGGAGACCCTGTATAACAGAGCAAAGAAAAAGGCTGAGTCCAGAAAAAGAGGTAGTTTTTTCCGAGCTCAACCTTTGACCTGTAGATGTCTTCTTATATCTCGTCTCCGGAAAAGGTTTTAACAAAAAAATACGGAGCCTTTGGAGCTCCGTTAGTTTGGGATTCAGGAAGGGCTCTACCCCTTAGAAGTAAGGGTAGATGTAGTTGCCGATTATGAGGTTAACGATCGCGATGGCTAAGCCTATGAACGCCGTGCCGATTACTGTTACCATCCATGCTGCTGCCACTGTTTCAACGATTGCTGATCTTTTTTTCATCTTGTTTGTTTTTAAGTTATAGTATAAATATAATCATTTCTTTCCAAACCTGACAATTAAAAGTCAGGAGACCCATCCGATCGGCACAGGCAAGTGGACAAAAAAATACGGGTCCTTTTGGGACCCGTCACCGATTAACCAATAAACGGAGTATCTTGCTTAGAACTCGAAGCTTGCAGTGCCGTGCACGTTACCTGTCGCTATCTGAAAGGCAGCGTAGCCTATTGCAACTATCACCATCGTACCCAACACAAAGCTTGCCACCTGTAAAGCTCTTAAAGTCACTAATTCTAAAGTCTTCATCCTTTTTGTTTTTAAGTTATAAGTAAATATAATAATCTTTTTTCAATCTGGACAATTAAAACCTAGGAGACCCGCCCTTCTTAGCATCTACTTCTCTAAAGTCCTCCTTCAACAGGTACCACAACGCTGGAAAGATTCCAACCATTCCCCAGTCATTGCCTCCCGCTAGGAGCACCATTCCAATCACTGACACGATAAACACAATTGTTCCTTTCATCTCTTTTAGCTTTTAAGTTATGGTTAAATATAACCATTATCCGCCAACCTGGACAATAAGGATTCGGGAGAGTACTTCTTTATTTTAGCCTAAGTTTCTGGCTCACCCTCCCCCGAGCGAAGCCTGATTCTAATATAACCAATCTTCCTGACCGGTGACAATCCAAAGCCGAGAGACTCTTGTCTAAGACTAGGATAAATAACCAAAAAGGTTAACCATGAAAAATAGAGTCAGAAACTTCAACAGCTTTATTAAGGAAGAAGTAAACGAGTCACGACGACAAGGAGTTGACAGCACAGCTCAAAAGAAAATAGAAAGCGGTCTCTTGGCACTGATCAATTCTGACGAGTCTGACGACATGATGAGCGAGGACGAATTCATGAGAATAGTCAATCGCATAGCAAAAGACTATTACGGACACGTTGCTGACATGCGAAGATTCTAATATAACCATTTCCCGCTACAGGTGACAATAAGAACTTGGGAGACTCCTTAAGACAGACTATCTTCTCACATGGAGCCGCTCAGCACAGACTCGTAATCCCGGAGCAGGCGAGCCCCAACCTCCGGTTCCACGTAGGTGCCCAAGCTAAGGATGACTCTTGCCCGATCTCCCAAGACTGGAGAGCAGGCATGCACCCGACTCGAAGCAAAGTTAAGCCACCATGCTCCCTCCTCAGGCTCGATCACAAAGTCTCCAAGCCTGACCTCACCTCCAGCGTCGGGCTTCTGCACCAGAAAGTTAAGCCTTAGGTGCCACCAACCCAAATCACTGACGGGATCAGTATGCGCCTGTACCCAAGCTCCAGGATACTGTACCCCTATGAAGTTACCAAACACCCTTTCCTGAGACCAGCTCAAGCCTAGCTTAGCAAAGCACTCGACCGCGAACTCGGCAACCGTGCTGCCCAGACCAGAGTCGCTTGCATCCAGCACGCAGAGTCGTCGAGCTGACCATGACTGGATCTCGGCACTTGACCTCTTGGCAAGATCCTGCTCAGTAAAGCGTCTCCTCTTAAACTTCGGCCCGTCCTCTTCCACGAGCCTGACTATCTCTCTTGCCACCCCAACCGGTAGCGTTAGTTCCACGTCGAATTCCATGATGCTATTATATCCAGTCTCCGAAAAAGGTTCTTGTTCCAGGAGACTCTTTAGCACAGCCTAGCTTGGCGAAAACACTGGACTCCAGCCGTCGGGAGACGCTTTAAGACAGGTCTTCTTCTTGCAAGACAGGTCTTCTAGTGGTTGGGAGACTCTTTTCTACAGACATTTCCTAGCCTAGTGAAAGCTGGCCATTCAAGAGACTCTTTTTTCTTAACTAAAAGCCTGCCAGGAGCAGTAAAACGAACGCCTGGTACAGGTCAGCCCAAGTGGCTGGCCCCAGACTAGCCCCTGGAGCTAAAAAACTGCCCCTGGAGGCCCCCTGGAGCGCCTGGCCGAGCGCCTGCTGGATAGGCTAGATATGGCTAGATAGACTAGCTAGCAAAATCAAGTTAAATTTTGTGACTATAGGCTCACCTGGCCTGGAAAACCGGTCCCCTCTCCGGGGCCCGAAACTCCCCCATGGCCTAGGTGCTCTCTCCCAGCCTTTCCCAGTGTCTCTCCCCGTGTATACGTGCGGGTAGATTCTATATAGTACTCCTCCAGAAAAAACCTCCCTCTTCTCTAGAAAAAAATCCCCCAGGAAAGTTTAAGCATCCTCCTGGTATTTTATATAAATAATAATAAATTACGATCATGAAGAATAGAGTAAAAGGTTTTAGCCAATGGGTTAACGAGTCCAATTCTATACAGGAAATCTGTGACCGATCGTGGCAGAAATTACTAGTCGCTCTTGAGTCCCAAAAGAAGATGGGTAGGGAACACACACCATACGGCAAAGACTACTCTCAGTTTCTAAGGAATCAGCTTCCTGGAATATATGCAAGACCCTTTCCTAACCTTGAAGAGGTGGATAAGTGTCTTAGGGAGAAAATAAACACCTGGCTTAGGGATAATTTTGGCGAGTTTTAATCTTTCACGAGGATTGTGTATCATAGCTAAGTAGATTACGAATGACATTGAGATCTACGTTTTCATTTTATTAGGGTGCTTGAGTTTAAGGGTCTCGGGCACCCTTCTTTTTTCTCTGTGTGTACGGGCTCTCTCCCCCTAGTAAAAGGTCCCCCTCTGCACCTGGAAAAAATCCCCCAGAAAAAAGGGCTCTCTCTAATGGTATTTTCTAATAAATAACTAAAATAACTTTAAGACATGTCATTCATTAACTGGGGAGAGGAGACCTCCGAACAAAAGGCAATTAGGGCTCGACTGGAACAGGATGCTCTATTTGAACAGGCCGTAAGAATCAAGATGCAGTCTCAGGGAGGAGTCGGTGGCGGGAGCATATCGAGCCCTCTTACTCTGGTAGGCTCGGTTGACTGGCTAGTGGTCGCACCCGAAGGGCTCGGCTCTGAAGGAGACGATTATAGTTCCTTTGAGTTTTGGGAGACCGAAGAATTTGCACCCATCTCTGGTGTAAGCAAGCTCACGATAAGTTCAGGGTCAGCTAACGGTCACGTTCACGGCGATGACACGTCCTGTACCTATAGCATAGAGCTTTACGACCAGGACACGGATCAGTGGATAGAAGTATGGAGCTATGAGCAACAGAATCCAAACTATCCGGAAGACGACAGTGAGGATTTCTTCATGAACGGAGTCACTGCCGTTTTTCCAACGATCGGCACCTTGACTAAGATTAGAGTAAACTCAGATCCTTATCAGCACCAGACTTACCACGACTGGGATCAGGACTCAACCATTTTTAATTTCTACGGCTAGGCCATGATAAAGTCATTTACTCAATTCATCAACGAGAACGAGCAGCCAGAGTTCCTGACCAAGCTCAAGCGGCTTAGGGAGCTGGGCCTCATAGGTCACGATGAATACTTGCAGGACCTGGTCACCATGGCCAAGGAGGAGGGCCGCGATCCCTTAGAGCTTTTAGAACCCGGCGATATCCTTTTTGACATAACCCCTGATGAATACCTGGACGACGATCAGCTAGATCCCGCCAAGGAGTGGCTGCTGGACTGGCAGGGTCGCAAGGGAGAACGGATAATCATGGCAACCGGCAAGCTTGAAGAGGAAGGATTTGACCTGGACCTGGTGCTCTCTAGTGGGGCACGGGTGCACTTCTATTGGGGTGACCGTGACGTGTGGGGTCCCGACTGGAACACGATCCGAGATGGTGGTCGCGAGTGGTCTCTCTCGGAGAAAGTGTGGCTCCGGCTCACTGACGAATTCTACGACGTGCACGACGACTGGGAACAGTACATGCACTCGCTGCTCTGGGCAACTGTCGAGCTCTCTTATTAAGATAAATAATAAGAAAAGTGCACCATGATTCCAAGCTTTAAGCGTTTTTCGGAGATCTCAAGACCCATCTCAAGCCTTGATCCCCAGGAAGAGATACCCATGGTGGAGGGCATTGCTGAGATCCTGAGAGGAGTCCGGGACCTGGGGAACAGGAGGGAGCTTGCGGAGAAGCAGGTCAAAGACTTTAGGCGGGACGGGATCCAGTTCGACTATGAAGAGTTCTTTAGGCTCTGCGATCTCTGATCCTCTCTACTGGGCGATTACTCATTTCCTCTGTGATAAATAAAAAAAAATAAGATCACAGAAAATGGACTATCCTGATTTTAATAGGTACTGGTTCGGTCTCAATGAGGCCGAGGAGACTGGTACGAACACGGTGAACCCGACCGACCCCTACGAGTACAAGAGAGAGGGAGCGGAGGGTAGTTGGGCCTATTATACTCGCAAGAAGGGAAGCGAGAACTGGATCCAGGTGACAGACTCTGGAATGATCAGTTCCATCGAGAGCCAGATAGAGTTTAAGGCGGCTGATGTTACCCCAACTGAGGAGTTTCTTACCGGCGATGTCGCTAAGAACAGGCTGGCAGTCACTCGACCTGAGTGGGTAAAGGTGCTCATCTCTGAGTATCCTTTCGCGATGGTAGACCAATACAATAACTATTTCCTTGACGACAAGGGAAAGCTGAGGTACTCTGAGGACGTGATGGGCAAGACGATGTTCAACTACTCACAGGAAGATGACCCTAACTTTTCGACGGGCTTTGACTTTGACCCGGCAGCAAAACCCGCTGGCGTGTTAGACAATCCTTTCTGGAAGGGAGCAGCCACCATGACTACCTCAACGACTGCGACGACAACTGCCGCTGTTACTACGACACCTGACTCCACTGCGACTACTACGGCGACTACACCTACTACTCCCAAACAGGAGGTAGATCAGTTGAAAAAGGAGATACAGGCCGCCAAAGAAGAACTAAGGTCCGCTAGAAAGGACGCTCGAGTAGAGAAGAAGTTAGAAAGGCTTGAGAAGAGAAAAGAACGACTTGAGGGCAAGATGACCTCTGAATCTAGCGTGTACTCTTTCGCACAGTTCGTTAAGTTTAAAAATAAGTTTTAATAAGATGAAGAATCAAGTAAAGTCATATGTCGGTTTTCTCAATGAGAGGGAGATGGGTCTAGGTCAGAAGGAACTTTCTAACCTGCGTCGAGAACTGGACGAGATGCTCTTCGGTAATGATGAGCGAGAGGCGACCAGTGACAGGAACGAACGTGGCTATCTTTCACAGGAGCACAGGTTAAGTCGCAAGGTGAGTCCCAAGCAGAGAATCGCTCGAATAGAGCAGGTGATCCAATACTTGGAAGACTATATTAAGGACCTAAAGTACGAGGCACGCTCGGAATTTGAATACACTCGCAACCCGACCTACGGAGACGTCTGGGGAAGAGTCGAGGGCGAAGAAGATTAAAAACAGGAAGAGATGAGTTACATAGACTTTAACAAGTATTGGTTACGACTTAACGAGGCTGACGAGGCCCAGACGGGAAAGAACACCAAGAATCCTAAGGATACATACGAATACAAAAAGGAGGGAGACAAGTACTTCTTTAAGAAACCTGGGGACGCTAACTGGACCCCTGCAGTAAAGGACACTGCCATCAAGGCAATCAAGGACCAAGTGACTTTCTCAGCTACACCGTCTACTACAACAACTCCCGCTACAGCAACCGGCGCGGTGATCGGCAAGTCCAAGGACCCGAACTACGAGTTTAAGATGGAGGGAGGCAAGTACTATTATAAGGGCAAGGACGACAAGGATTTTATCGAGGCTAAGGAAAAACCTTCCATCGATTTCATCAAGGCAAATGCGACCTTTGAGGAACCTGTCAAGGGATCCACAACTGGACCGGAAGTCACTGTAACTGGGAAGAAGGCAGAGGCAGCCAAGGTCGAGCCCGCAACGATCATCTCAAACATCAGTGCGGTGGACGCAACAAGCCTTAATTCTCTAAAGACTATCGCATCGACAGTGGCGACCCAGAGCGAATCGATCACATCAGTGGACGACCTGAGAAAGATAGCTGACCAGTTATCTGCAAAGTTGGGAGTTGCAAAGTCAGCTGCGACAACTGCTGAGGGAATCAAGGCATACATAAAGAGCCTATCTGACATGATCTCATCAAAGTCTTTCACCACAGCGAATGACTTGACCACCTACCTTAAACAGAACTTTAAGGAGGCTGCTCAGACTGGAACTGCTTCAACTACTACGGCAACTAAAGCCGCTGCTCCTAGTGCCAAGGACAAAGTATCCTCCCTAAAACAGGAGGTCAAGGATCTTCGCCAGGAAAAAAGAGCAGAGAAAAAGGTAGATCGTCTTGAGAAGAAGAAAGAAAAGCTTCAAGGAAAGCTTGCAAACGAATCAGTCGTTTGGAACTTCAATCAGTTCATGAAGAACAAGAGATAAAAACCCACGCCATGAAGAAACACGAGACCAAACCCAGAAACCGTCGTAATCTTAAGAAGCACCTTTCTCTAATAGAGAAGAATCGAGAGGCCATCTCGAAACTAGAAAAGTCTACCAAGTAGGGTAATGCGAAAGTACACCCTTTCTGAAGAGGTCGCCATGTATGAAAAGGCCCTAGGAATAAGGAAAAAGCCCAAGCCAAGCGTCTGCCCATTATGTGGAGTACACTCAGGTAGTTCTGATCAATCAAACTCTGTCGACAAAGACGATACCGAAAAGATAAATAATAAAAAATCCTAAAAGGTGAAGAATCACGTACACTCTTTTTCAAGGTTTAGCAGGATCTATGAGAACTTAGAAGACCCTTCTGAGGAGTCCAGGTTGGAAGATCTATACAAACAAAGCACTGAGGCTCTCATGGCAGAGGTAAGTGCAGGCACGGCAGACGGTTTTAGCTTTCTTAAGTGGATCGATACTGTTTGTGACATAATCGATAGCACCCAGATGAAGGGAGCGATCATGAGTAAGGCAAAAGCATTCATCAATCAGAACTTAAAGGTGTTGCACCCGATGATGAAGGAGGTCGCTCAATATCCTCAAGGGAGCGCTAACGCTAGACACGCAGCTAAGATCAAGTCTCGATTCACTAACGTGACTAAGGAAGACACTGCAAAGATCTCTAGAGCAGAAGAACTACAGAGAAAATACGGTTTGATGTAAGATGAAAAGATTCGTTGCAAACTTTAGTTCCTTCTCTAGGATAAATGAGAACGAGGAAGATTTTGATACGAAATTAAAACACCTACGTAGACTCGTTGACCTTGGTTTAATTCCACAGTCTGAGATAAAGGCAGCTCTTAGAAAACAAGGAACAGCTGCGATGCTGTCAACCGATGAGATCTACTCAGGAATACTTGAGTCGCCTGAACTAGAAGACCTTAAAGCACTGGGTCTTGAAATAGTTTCTTCACCTGTGCAGTTATCAAACCGTACGCTAGTAATAGGCTATCCAGGATACACTTCTAGGAATCAGTTTGCGATAGGCTTCTATCCGGCAGGCTTTAGGATCAAACGACTCACTCCTCAAAAAATCTCAATGGGTCAAATGTTCAGAACAGTCGGTGAGATGGATCAGAGGATAAAACAATTTCCAGAGGGATCTTTCAGGGACGATTTAGATTTCTATCGTAAAGCCATGCGATGGTCGCTAGACCACCTAGACTTTACAGAGAAGAACTATTACAGTAATTCTCCATATTTTCCAGTAAAGACCAGGACTCGTAGAGGTTACTTGGAAGGTCTAGACTAAAGGTTCATGTAACTTGCTCTAGTGATGAATCGAGCTTTTAGTTTTCTTATCGCTTGATCGTACACTTGTCGAGCCCATTCCGGCGTTCGATCAAAGCTATCAGCGATATTCGCTAGCGTTTCAGGTTCAGCTAAACCGATTCCTAATCTTCTTGAAACGACCTCCTTTTGGATGGGTTTAAGAGTAGATAGCATACGGTCAGTAACGACATCTAAGTCCATCTTTTTCACTCCTTCTGCTGCACTAGAACCAGAAGATATCCACTCAATAGGAGAGATGCCTTCCTCAAAATCACTGGACTCTAATGCAGAGACTCTTGACTCAGCTGAAAGTATCCCTTTTATCTGGGTCTCACTAAATATCTTTCCGTTTTTTGCAAGTTCTTCCTGTATCTCCTCAACCGTTGCAGTTCGACCTTCTGCTTGTAACACAGTCTCGTCGATTCTCTTGATATGACTTAACACTGTAACTATGCTTTGAGGAAGTTTTACTGTCCTAGAATTAACGGTAAAATAGTGTAGTATCTCTCGGCGTATGTGCCATACAGCATAAGAGATGAATTTGAATCCTCGAGTCGGATCAAAGGTTTCCGCTGCATAGATTAGTCCAACGTTTCCCTGACAGATCAGATCATCAAGAGAAGTCTCGGAGTTTGAGTACTGTTTGGCAACAGAAACCACAAATCTTAAGTTTGCTCTAACTAATCGATCAATCGCCTCTCTATCTCCTTCCTGTGCCCTAGTAGCAACCTTGAACTCCTCATCTGGAGAAAGCATCTTAATCTTTTCAATCTCGTTAAAGTACCGGTTAGTGTTGTCAGTTCTATTGGTAAGCCTTTCGCTTGAGATCTTTAAGTCTCGTAATTTTGCCATTAATTGTTTAAAATAGTATTGTTAATAAAAAACTTAAAAAAATTGAATAGTTTAAATAAAAAAGCGACTATTATGACTTATACTGACAAAGAAAGAATGGATTTCTTGGAAAAGTGGGAAATTTCAATACACGATTCAACATGGTTTACCTTGGTGACCCAACATGTGAGCAAAGAAAAATATCCAAGCCTTCGAGATTTTTGCGATCACGCTATCAGCTTTGAGAAGATGCTAGATGAGAACGGGCTTGACGCTGTTAACTGGCACTTCCTGCCCCCCTACCTACAGGAACTAGTGATAGACCTTTGGCAGAGACTTGAACGTCCTCTAAATAAGCAGGAAAAGGAATATCTGGAAAAATCAAATAAGGAATACTGGGAAAAGCTAGCTAACGAGCAGGATAAATAATAAAAATAAATAGACAACTTGGCATGAAGAATAGCACATCTCGCTTAGGCAAATGGACAAGAATCGTAGAGTCTGATAAAGTAAGAGTAAAGGCCGGAATGGGTCATAAAGTCGTTCTTATCCCAAAGGATTCACGAACTTTAGACATAAAGATAGTAAACGATGCAGACGTTTTGACTGCTGATCAGAAACTAACTCCTTCTGGGTTCACTGCGATTGTGAACTTTATTAAGCAGCAGCCATCAGTTATCAATAATTATCCTGGATTAAATGACTTAACAACTAACTTAGTTGTGTATACAGTCTCACAAGACAGTTCTCGTAAACAGTTAATCACATTTACAATCGGAAGCAAGGCCGAGATTGGAGGAATCAACTCTGCGGTAAAGTATGTTCGTCAAGATGAGTTAGAGCTGGCTAAGACTGGCGCGATCCTAAACACTGGAGAGACTGCTGCAATCCAAGCAGCAACATCAAAGGCTACTTTCACAGTGCCAGTCGCTTCTTCTTCAATCAAGGATTCAGCAGATTCTAAGTTAATCACTTGGATGAAGGAGACTTACCGTAAGATCATGAAGGATCCCATCGCCGCCGCAAACCCAATCATGGCTAAGATAAAGAAAGAGCTCGGTGCAAACAAGCTAGGAAACGACTCGCCGATCTTTGTGATGGGACTAAATGGAGGTTATGGAATCTATGACTGGTCTGGTGAGGACCTTGAGACTGGAATCACTCAAAAGCTTTTGGATAAAGTCGCAATGACCCCAGCTGTATTGGAGTCATCCTTTTACATTGGAGTAAGCGGTCATCGACTTGTTGAGGAACTCTCAACAACTGTAGTCGGATTTGATCCTGATAAGTTTAATGCTGAGATCACTAGAGCACAAGCAGAAGCTGAGCTTGATACTGGAGGCATTAAAGTTCCAGCTGAGGGATTCAAGTATGGATTGAGAGGAGACGCCGAGTTTAAGAAGTTTCAAGAAATCCTAGTTAAATATCTACCTACTTATTCTAGCGGAGCCCTAGCTAATGTTGGTCACGTAAAGAATTTCGTTGCCGCTGTACCTATGGTAGGCGACTATGGAGACAAGACTAAAGCTCTAATCCAGTTTCTTAAAGCCGGCCTAATTGATCCTAAATATCCAGATAATGACGCGCAAGTCATTAAATCTGACTTTGTGAATCGACTGCTTAAGGAATTCGGTCAGGTCACTGAATCTAAGACTTATATAAGCCTTGACGGATCCTTCCTAATATTAGAAGGGTTTGACGTTGCTGCAGGAACGGCTGTCGCTGGGACAGGCACAGTTGCTGTAAAGAAAAAGAAGAAGTCTAGTGGAGGAGGCGGAGGGTCTACTGCAGCTAGCTCAGAAATTTACTACTTACAGACCATGCCAGAATGGGAATATAAGTTAGTTAGTGAACGTGTCCATACTAGAAAAAAAGGAAGTAGTGGTACATTTTTTAAAGGGAGTAATGCTGCATCAATCAAAGCAGTTGCAACTAAAGCAAATGCAGCTGGGAAAAAGGTAACATTTGATTTATATGTAAAAGGATCGGACAAAAAATGGAAATTAGCCAATGATGGTTACGGTTATCGATGGCTTGACGGAAAATGGAAGGTGTGGCTCAATAATGCTTGGGAAGCAACTATTCCCGCAACAACTACGAAGCTTCAGGCTTTTTATGGAACTGGCAATCCGTTTGCCTACAACGAAGGTTCAGCCACCGTCGCAAGCTCAGGAACTGGCGCAACTACTGCTGAAATCGATAAAGCGTTAATTGCGGTTGGAACCGCTATCAAGACCTTCGTTGAGAGTTCTGATACTTTTTCAGCATACAAAGGCTGGAATGACGATGAAGGTAACGCATGGGACGAGGTTCTTAAGCCGGAATATGATAATAATTGGAAGAAAACAATCGATGGCATTTCAACTAAAGTAAAAAACAGCACAGCCATTAAGGAAACTGATAAGAAAAGATATCGAACAAGCATTGATACGCTTAGAGCAATGTTTACTGATGATTCTTATATGTCCGATGAGACATTCCGCAACAAGTTTTATGGTGCGACTGGGTACGATACTTATGATCTAAAATTACTCTTAGCTGGGTCAGCTGTTAAAAGAATATCAATTGATACTGATTTCTAATGAATCGATTGGTGCTATCATATGGAGAATTCATAAATGAGGCATACATAGATCAGGAAGGGCGGCTTCAGGATCTAGAGTTCACTCAGAGTGACCTTTATGCTTCTGAGATGGTGGACCAAATAAATCAGATAAGAGAGTTTCTGGAGGACGCTGGAGCGACGAGAGTAAGGGTTGGTGATTACCACGAGGACCCAATAGTTTTTAGGTTTCAGTATGGCCCTCACTCTTACTTTATGGAGCTCAACTTGGATGATGATACTGTCACAGTTTACGCAAAGACAGGTAGGGGCGAAGTTCCACAAGAGATGTATCGAGACTCTGCTCAAGGCTTCTTTGATCTTGCGATGAATAGCGGTCTCGATTTTTTAATGTTTTAAGATGGAAGTAGCAGGATTCAGGGATTTTACCAGACTTAATGAGTCGCAATTAGAGTACTACTCGATAGAGTTTGATTCTCAGGAAACCTTCAATCAAGACATAAACTCAAGATTTGAGAAAAAACTAAAAGAAATCTTAGAGGAGAGAATATCTCCTTTTCTACATGAGATAAAAATAAACGGTAATCGGGACATTGATGTCACGATAAGGATTAGCCCAAATGATTTCTTATCGGATGTCGTTTCCCAAGACAAGATAAGCATTAAAGTCCTGATACCGACGAGTTCGATGACTGCCGCGAAAAAACGAGTAAGCCCTAGCTCCATATTCGATACTTTTTCTAGCCTAAAGTACTATGAAAGTAAGAGCGTTCCCAAGACTTTTATTGACAGTAGAATCAATACTTACGTCACAAAAATAAGTTTCTCAGTCGATCCTACTCTTTTGCCTAAGGCAACACAGGACGCAGCTTTATTATTAGGTAGAACTAATAGTGATATCACACGTCAGCAACTAACAGACTTTAGTTCCGCACAAGTATATGAGCTCTTTATGACAGGCGGTGAAAATAAAGAGAAAGTACGTGAGTTTGCTGATCTTGTTGAGTCGATCGCGCGATACGAGACTTTACTGGATTTCTTAGAAGATTCAATCGAACCCTTAGCAAAGACTGAGATCCCCAATGATGTAGTTGACTCGGCTATAGAGATAGCAAGATCAGTTTCTCCAGAAAAAGAAGAAGTTGCCTCCATGCAAAAGGTTCTTAAGAGCCTAATAATTAGTTCTCAGAGCGGGCGACCTAACTCTACTCAAAACGCTTATCTACTCTCCAAGCTAATGGGAGCCCTGATAGAAAACCATGATTCTACGAACGGAATAAAAAGACTCTTAGCTTCCGTTAAGTAGTCACAAGTTTTTAAGTCTTCTTATGAATTTAGGTAGGAGATCTCTTTCTATCTTTCTACACTGATTGGAATCGAATTTCTCTCCCTTCTCAGAAACTATTTCTAATTTTACTATCTTTACTCCATGAATGAGATCGAAGGCGAACTTTTGGTTCACCTTCTCAACTATTCCAGTGACTGTCTGTCTACTTCCATAGTGGATGAATCGATCTCCCTTCACAAATGTCATGACTCTTCTTCAGATATAGAGGCATTCTCCTTTTTTTCTTTCTGTATTTGAGACAACATGTAACCTGAAATCGCAAATTCAGCACCTGCCCACATCAACATGTCAGTCATAGAAAGGTCCGCGTGTTTTTCTAATAAGAAGAAAACCATTCCCCATTGTGCCACTAAGAAAGCGACTCCTGATTCGATTCTTTTCTTTGAAAAGTAAGATTTTTTAGCGGAGTACATGTTAATCAATTCCTTGATTCCCCACCTTAAGTTTTCCCAACCGAAAAAATATTTTTTCTTTTCTGCTTCCATTTTAGATTGATTATTTTTTTATTCTGATTTTGGTTTCTCACTAGCGTATTTTACTCCCATGATCGTTCCGATTATAGAGAATGCATTAGTTAGCAAGATTCCAAACATGTTACTCCATGTAGAGCCTATGATCTGCGTATCCTTTCCGGTCCACATTGCAATTGCATACATAATAGTAGTAACGATTCCGACTCCTAGAACGATAAAGAGCGCAACTCTAACAATCGTTCCTATTAGTTCAAATTGCGATCGTTTTTGCATCAAGTCTAAATCATTTAGCGCTTCATCTTTTGCTTGTAACGCTTCATGTTTTGCTTCTTCCGCTTCTTCAAGAGCTTCTTTTAGCTCATCATTAATTCGTTTGATCTCTTCCCCAGATGCAGATAATTCGCGATTTCTTTCTTGAACCTGTTTAGTAATCTCGAGTCGCTTACGTCTATTTTCTTTGTCCTTTTCTAATGCATCCGATAAATATTTCTTAAATTCTTCATCACCCTCAGCAGCTTGAATAACTTTAAGTATGTTTCCCTCTAGAGTAAGCCTCTTAGTGTGGTGCAAGTCCAGTAACCAGTCGCGAGTCAGTTTGTTTAATTCCATAAGTTATTTGTAGATTTTGAATGATGTTGTTCTATTTTTATAACCTTCAAAATCTTTTTTAAATTCTTCAAGACGCGGCTCGATATCATCGGATTTGATGATCCAGAATTGAGCACCGGCCTTTAGAGCTTTTGCCTGTTCTTCAGGTTCGTTTGAAGATGAAATGATTCCAATCACTACTCCATCCCCGTATTCAAAGTTGATCTTGCGAATAAGCTCAATACCATCATAAGAAGAACCGATAATGTTTAAGTCTACGAAAACACACTCAGGTTTAGGTAGTGTTCCCTTTTGCCAGTTTTCTGCCATCTTAGCTGCCTGGTCAGCACTGTCAATACTCTCAAGAGAAAGAGAGATGTCTAGAAGACTACAGGCGTCTTCAAAAACTAGGTGGAATAAGCTTTCGTCATCCACCAGTAAAATCGAGTCAATCATTTTTAATACTTATTTTTATTTTTGTTCCGGTTTCAACCTTCTCACAAGAAACCTTGAAACCGTGTTCTTCTAAGATCGCAATACTTATATTAATGCCTAGTCCTGCATCTTCGCCAACTGCGTGTGCTAATTTAATCTTGTCAAATTCTTTACTATCCAACCCTCGACCGTTGTCTTGTATAATCAGGTCGTTGCCTTTCATATAAATTCTAACGTTCTTTTCTTGACTATCGTTGTACTTTAACCCATTTTTGATTAAGTTATCTACTGCATTACAGAAAAGAGTTGAATTGACTTCTGCTTCTATGAGTTTCTCAACCTCGACTTGGGAAGAGTAAGAAGTAGTCGACACAAAAGTATTTATTAGTTCAGTCAAGTCTATTTTTTTCCTTTCTAGAATAACATTCTTCTTTACGATATTAGTAAACTCATAAACGCTGGTGTAGACTCTCTGGGTGTGAGCTAAGCCCTCTTTTAACATCTTAAATGAAGTATCAAGCTTAGCCTGTTTCATTTCTTCTTGAGATATTCTTTTTTCTAATCCGTTAATTCCTCTAGGCATATATGTATTGATACCGCTGTGCATATCATGACGAATAAGTCTAGCTGCATACTCAAGATACGTGTTCTTTTTATTGATGTTTGCAAACTGCTCTTCAATGGTTCCGTCTTTAGACTTAATAGCTCTTCTCTGAAGAATAACTGATATAAGAAGAATAAGAAGAGTAAGAAAAATTAACGCAGTATATAAGTATTTTCTGAGTCTGTCTTCTTGCGCCTTTAACTCAGTGTTTTTACTATTTAAGGAGCCGTTTTCGTTTTCTAGGTCAATTGCATCGCCGGACAACTTTATGACTTTTTTCTCTCTTTCTAATGAGTTAATCACATTGTTCTTTGCAGATATGAGTTCATTAGATCCCTTATTTTTTAATAAAGAATCCCGATGTTTAGTCAATTCGATAATCTTGTCGTCTATCTCTTTTGTGATCTTCGCTAAATCACCCTTTGACAAACTATTATATGTGCTTGGAAGATTATCTAAGAATGCAGCGTCCTTTTTAAGAGAAGCAGCAGCAGCTTCGTCTAGATTAGGAACAGTTTTTATGATTACTACCGGCTCTGTTGCCATCGAAGAAAGCTGTTCAATCAATTCTTGTTGGTAGCCAACTGTCTCTTTAAGATTTTTGATTTCTTCGTCATTGTCTATTCCTAAAAATCGACCGACTTTTTCTCCAAAGTTAGACTCACTTTTAAGAACAAGAGTATCAGCCAGCTCAATCGTAACACTATCAGGTGGCTGTGCATATGAAACTAGAGCAGTAAATACAACTAATATAGTAATAAGATGTCTCATTCATTAAGAGATATTTTTAGTTGAGTTCCGCCCTCTATCATTTTGTCACAAGTCACAGAAAACTTATGCTCTTCTAGGATTGCGATACAAATGTTTAGTCCCAATCCCGTTCCTGATTCTTTTTGTCCAGCCTTACGCGTGTATGGTTGTGAAAGATACTTAAACTCTTCTGAGCTTAATCCCCTACCGTTATCTTCTACAAAGATTTGGTTTTCTTTGCGATAGATCTTAACTACTTTAGAATCACTATCATTGTACTTAAGACCGTTGCGAATCATGTTATCTATCGCTGTACAGAAAAGAGCTTCATTTACTGACGCCGTTTCTAAGTCTTCGATGATTACTTGAGGTCGATATGCAGTTGCAGACAAATAGTCTTCGAGTATAGCCTTGAGATTACACTCAGTGCGATTGAGAACAACGTCTTTCTTTACTAGATTAGTAAACTCATAAACACCTTTATACACTTTTTGGGTGTGCCGAAGACCTTCCTTAATCATTCTCAATGGTGCATCAATCTTAAGCTCTTTTGCTTGTTCATCAGACATTCGTCTTTCAAGTGAACTTAAGCCGCGAGGCATGTAAGTGTTAATACCGCTGTGCATGTCATGACGAAGGATCTTAGCGGCATGTTCAAGATATGTGTTCTTCTTTTCAATCTCTTTCTGCTGCTCATAGTTATGAGTAACATCAGTTGCAATCTTCATGATACGATATACTCTTCCGTCTAGCTCAACGACAGGATTATATGTGGCTTGTAAATGAACTAGTGACCCGTCCTTTTTAATTCTAACAATATCTCCTGAAAAGAGGACATTGTTTTTTAAGTTTTCCCAAAAAAGACGATATTCTTCGCTTTTAGCATAATCTTCATCTATAAAAATTCTATGGTGTTTTCCAATAATCTCTTCTTGAGAAGAATAACCCATTGTTTCTACAAACAAATTATTAGCATAAATGACTTTTCCAGTTAAATCAAACTCTATGACCGCATTGGACTTATTTATAGCATTCATTCTATTGCTAATTTCCACCTCTCTTTTCTTGAGCTCAGTCACATCTTGTCTAATAGACATGAATCCGTCAAGAGTTCCGTCGTGATCAAATAGAGCTTTAATATAAGTATCGACATAGTATATCGACCCGTCCTTCGCTTTATTTGCAACGACGTCGTTCCATATCTTTCCTGAAAGTACTTGCTTGTACATTTCTCCCCAATACCCATCCGGTTGCTCTCCTGAGTTTACTATCGAGTGATCCTTACCAGTCGCTTCTTCTAGACTCCATCCAGAAACCTTGATGAACTTGTCATTCACATAAGTTATCTTTCCTTTTGAGTCTGTTATCGATACTAGTGCAGCGGTGTTTACAAAAGACCTAAATTCCTCTAACGCATGTTTACCGACGGACTCTCGAGTGTCTAGGAATTTTTTTATAATAAAGTATCCCGGCAAGCAGAAAAGTATAAAACATGAATACTCAAATACGCTTATGTTATATGAACTGTTGATTACTCCAAGAATAGTTAAAGTCTTTGAAGTAAAGAATGATACCATGATAATTGCAGCAATGGTTCCAGATACTTTGAAATCCGAGAGCTTGCTCTCAAGCCATGATGCAAACCTGTGAAACGAATCCAATCCAGTAAGATTTTTTATTATTTATCTGGATTGAACTCTTAAAAGAAAGCATGAAAGTCTTATGCGATCGTGAGATACTTTTTAAGTTCAGTTAGAGAAATATCCTTTCGATAAGGTCCACCATCCGCATCAAAACACTTGTTTATTTCGCTTTGAATGCTTAACGGCCATTTATAAGTCCCTATTATAGAATTATTGATCTTAAGCACATTATCCTTTACCCAAATCCAAACTATTCCCAAGTCCAAAGTCTCAGTGCTTATCTTCACAGTGGGTGGAAATATCTGTAACTTTGAAAACTTATAGAGCCAAATAGTCTGAGTAAAGGACGCAGATACATCAACTCCCAAGCTACCATAATCCTTACATCCTAGCGTCACTTTACCGGTCACGCTTCCTGACACACTGGCCTTGACCCAACCAGTATTCGTATAATCCGTTGGGACACTGAACGTTGCGTCAGTTATCTTAATAGTGTAGAGATTGATGTCTCCCCAAAAATAAAAACAATAGGTACTAGTGCTCAAAAGGTAATCTACTTCATAGCACTCTTTCATATATCCGGCAAGAGCTGTGTCTAGCGCAGAGTTAGCATATGGAACAACTTTCTCGAGTCCAGCGTTAAGGAACTTGATTGTGCTCTTCTTTTGAGACGAATAGACTGAAAGGTAATCAGTGTATGTGTCCTCGTTTATGTGTGTCAGTTTCTTTTTCATGTTGCAGGTTCAGATATTGGGTTCTCTCCTAATGGAGCATCGTCAGTGATCTCAGTAGAAGGTTCGTCGACTGGCACATCACCTTTCATCGCGGTGAGAACTGTCGTGTGATTTAGGATTCCCGTCTCATCTATATTATTCTCCTTTTGAAACTGCTTTATCTTTTCTGCAGAAACATCGTCGTCTGTTCCTATTCCTAGCTTTTCTTTCATCTTGGTCAGGTAAGTCGGTTTTAAAGAAAGACTCATAGTATCAGTCTGTTTACTGAACGCAGTAGCCGCTTCCACTACTCTTTTAGTGGAGGTCACAAACTCTTCAAAAATCTTAATGTATTTCATCTTAAGATTATTTATTTTAGTATTTTCCTTTGGTTAATCGAGTGCAACTGATTTATTCATATACGCTAGTTTATGGCTCACGAGATCCTGATTTATGGCTCAAGGAAGATCTCACGTGAGCCACAAGGAGCTGTTGCGTGAGCCATAAATTGTGTGGTCCCAACAGGGCTCGAACCTGTGACCTACTGATTATGAGTCAGTTGCTCTAACCTACTGAGCTATAGGACCCGATTGGACTTGTAAAACCCATCTCAAATGAGGTAAGGAAACTCGGTCCAGTGTTTTTTGCGTAGTCGGAGCGGGATTCGAACCCGCGACGATGCGACCATTAAGGGTGAGATACCGCTTTCCCATTACGCATTACCCGACTAAGATATTTAAAGTATTCCTCTAGAGACAAGCTGAGCCTCAACTTCAGTCCAATCAACGAACGGTCGGTCTGAATAGTTTGGCTCAAATCGAAGAGGGCACCCCAACGCAGCATCGTCAATGTAGACATGGGCATAACACTTAGGAGAGCTTGTCCACTGGTCTTGAGTAGGATTTCGTTGCGCGTGATAGAGTTGGATTCCATTCGATCTAAACCACTCTACTGCATCTGCGAGTCCCTCATCGGAACGCATTGTCCATAGGATCAACTGGTGACCCTTTTCGACTAATGCTCGTAATACTGGAACAGCTCCTATATTCTTTCCAACCTGTGGATATTCATGGGTCACACAGGTCCCGTCAAAGTCTACTGCTATAAACATACTTTAAAAATATAAATAAGTGGCTCCAGTGGGAATCGAACCCACCTTGCAAATTACTTACACAAACCTTCACCCTTTTTTATCTCCTAATGCGCATTTTGGAGTGTGAAACTCAGTGTCATCATTTACCCACTCACTGCATTGGGAGCTACCCAAAAACAATTATGGAGCCATATGCTTGTCTTTCCAAGCAGTCAACCTCAAGCTGTAGTAAGCAGCGGTGTCAGGATTTTAGTAGTCAGGACAGGACTCGAACCTGTATTTATACCACCGAACGACTTACTGGTTTTACAGGCGAGCTGGCCTAGCTCTCATCGCACGTGCGTCTACCATTCCGCCACCTGACTATGTTAAAAAGAGGCTTCGTCAACGGTGCACAACGACGAGGTCTTACGAAATCATCTACATACAAAGTATCCACCTCTTTAGTAGTCAGTCAAGGAATCGAACCTTGATACAGGGAGCTACCCAACTTCCATGTCTGCCATCGGACTCGAACCGACCTTGTATCCAACCTGACTATGTACGGGCTTTTTTTCAATCTCTCTTAGGCTAGCCAGATACTAATACTTAATCTTTCTACCTAATCTCCATCCTTCAGGTATAGTATCACCTTTATTGATTTTCTTAGATTCAATTTCATTAGTTATCCAACACGTTCCATATTGAGAGTTATTGAAGCCTTTTTGTTTAGAAGAATTAGATTCTCCTATTTTTCTTTTTGTTTCTTCTGAATGAAATTTACCTGAAAATGATTTATTACCAATTGCATATTGATTACCTAAATTATTTGAAATTTTAGAATCAGATATTTTTTTAAAAAAATCTTTATCGTTTTTTAATCTGTTGATATATGATTTTCTACTAGATTTTAGTGCCTTTTTTCTGTGTTCGTCATTACAAAATCCTCCACCTCCACCAAGTTGCAAGTTCATACACATTTCATCTCTAAGCAAACTTTCATTCACTATCTCTTTTTCTCTTAATTTCAAAGAACTTCGATCAGGCAGCCATTCCAATATTTCAATTGTGTGGTTTACCTTTCCGTATTTGTTTAAGGATCTCTTTAGAACCTTTCCACTCCCAAAATATCCATCTTCTAAATTAGAAGTTGAATGCATTCCGATGTAATATTTTTTACTTATCAAACACGTTACCCTGTAGATATAGTGATAGATATTTTCTTTTCTAGGCATAATGTACCTTCGTTTTGATTATTTATCTCGACGAAGGTACAAAACTACCTGGAGTACACAAGGAGAGACTCGAACCCTCACGCCTCTCGGCACTAGATCCTAAGTCTAGCATGTCTACCAATTCCATCACTTGTGCATTTGGGCAGGACCAGTCGCGAACTGCCTGCCGAGACCAGTACTTTGGGGGCGTATTACGACTTCAGGGAATACTGACACTTGGTGATCCCGAAAGGATTCGAACCTTTGACCTTCGCCTTAGAAGGGCGTTGCTCTATCCAGCTGAGCTACGGGACCAAGTACTGCTAGTCACAGAATAAAGTCGAATTTAACCGGTGTTTTCCGACTCCTTTGCCTTTTATCTAGGACTTTTCTAGTCGTACGTGTACGCACATTATTCTGTGACAGGCTCTTCTCTCACCGGTTTCCCTCACACGGATTTGTGCCCTGGGTCTTTACTGAGTCCGTCAAGCTTTTCGCAATGTATTTCAAAGAACTCTTTAGTTCTTACAGTTCGTTAATGTCTTCTACGAGTTCGATGCATACGAGTGTCTCGTCTAGCGGAAAAAACCACTTGTCGGAATCAAATCCTCCGCGTTCATATTCTCCCCATTCGTATTCGACCTTAAGGGTTTCTAATACGTGTTCAACGTCTCGAGCTTCCATTTTAAGCAAGCCGTCTGTCGCTGATTCCTTGTGAGAGGTTAGCCCAACGCTCTCAACACCAATGATGTAAGTTTGTAAATCCATGATTTTAATGTTTGGTTTTAACTAAGATACTCCTTTTTTACTAAACATTAAAATCATCGGTTGACGGTTCCTCACCAATTAACGCTCGTACTCTTCTTTTTCCTTTCTCTCCGATGGGAATAGGGTTGCCCTCCTCGTCAATGTGTACGAACTTAATGTGAGTCCTAAGAACTACAAGCTGTTTACCCGTATAGACGTTGTGAGCCCTTACTTCCATGTATAGAGTCACGCTAGTGTGACCGATAGATGTAGGTTTACTGTAAACTTTTACTAACTGACCCTCTTTTGCAGGTTTTTCAAAGAAACACTTTTCGATTGAGACTGTCACCATACGTGGAGTGTCACAAAGCTGCATTGAGTATGCAGCGGCTGCGGCATCGACCCAGGCTAACAACTTTCCACCGAATAGATTCCCATGAAATCCAAGGTCTGATTTTTTGATTGGGTGAGTATTTAATAATTCCATTTTTAATTAGGATTTATGTCATGCACTATCACGAACTGTCCTTCTGGTAAATCATCATCACATTCGATAACCCTGATCTTGCCCTGATTCTTGTATACGATGACTTTTTGCACTGACTTGTCATTAAAGAAGTTCATGTCTCCTTGCAAATAAACTATCATGCCCTCATTCTCTTGCAAGATTAAACTTAACGTTCTTGCAAAGATGAGTGATGAGTTCAACCAATCTTCCGGTTGATCTTCGTAGTCAGGATCGTCTGGTCTTGTGTAATTCATTAGCTTAAGTCTTTTGAAATGTTTTGAGCAGCGATGAATGCCTCTCTCATGGTTTCTATAATTTTGGATCCTCTAAGCCTAAATGGAATGACGTATGATATTCCTGAGTCGTCCATCCACTTTCTATCAAGCTCGTCTCCTTCCTCATACAGCTTTTTGAACTCGCTCTCGTATGTTTCCCACTCTTCTGGAGAGTAGTCCTCCTTTTTAGGCTCATACTCTGCATCAAACAACCGATCACCTATCCTAAACAGTTGGCCTCCACGGTGAGTGTAACCGTACATTCCCTCGATCTGAGGCGAGTCGGTTCCGTAACTCTCTTTAGTTATCACTGCCGCAACTCCGTGTGGATACTCCTCGTCCACCATCATGCTGTTCTTAACGTACCACTCGGCAGTTTCAAAGTTGCCAATGTATTGTCCATCTAGAGTCAGGAAAGAGTTTTCAAGAACATGCTCCCCATCTTGACCGAACTTGTGAGTTCCGATCTTTCCTCCAGTCAATCTCTCGATCTCTTGGATCTTTTCTTTTGTGATTTCTTGTGTTTTCATGATTTGTTTATTTAACTGAATATAAGTATACTACAGTTGATCCCAATGCATAGCCCATGCCTGAAGCGACTGCCATTTTGATTCTATCTCTCCAGGTTTTAGATTCAACCATATAACCAATAAAGGGTAAACCTAAAAACGGTCCGATAAATCCCCAAAATATCATCGATACGTCTCTATTTGCTACTGTTGCAATGTACATTGTGGATGCTGTCTCTAAGATAAAAGCAGATACTGCTATTATTAAGTATTTTTTCATTTTAATTTGACAGAGATGCTTTAATGTGAGGATGAGCTTGATAATTTGACAATTGAAGATCTTCCTCTAAAAGACACTTGCAAAAATTGTCGTCATTGAAGTTAGCAAACACTGCTGTCGCGTCAATTGGCCCGACTCCGCTTTCACCTGATTCAGTTGGCCACCACTCTGTGTTGATGTTTAAGGTTGGTAATGGGTATGGTTCTCTTGTTCGTTTTGACACTTTATATAAATCACACACTTTGTGAATAGATTCGTCAGAAGCGTTAAGTCCTATCCCAAAATCGAAAGGATCAAATTGTGTATCTTTTGATGCTAATTCAATTCTTTCATCACACGTTAAATCTCTACCAATCTGTTCTTTTGCTTGTTCAATATGATTGGAATATAAATGTACATCACCTAAGTTTCCTATCAATTCATCAGGAACCATGTTCACTGCCTTTGCAATGATCTCGAGTAGTAAGCCATAAGATGCAATGTTGAATGGTAAACCTAAGAATGTATCTACACTTCGTTGATTCCACATTAAAGAGATTGCTCTACGAGGGATATTTTTTTCGTCACATGGTTGATGGATATTACCAAATTGGAATTCTTTCCACATTCCCTGACTTTTACCTATTTCCATTCTTTCAAGCTCACTCAACTCTCTCGTATAAACTTGAAATCCATAATGACAAGGTGTAAGCGTCATTTGATCTAATTCACCGACATTCCAAGCATTAACCATTAGTCGTCTTGAGTCTGGGTTTGTTTTAAGGTCACGGATTAGGTTTGCTATTTGGTCTATTGTTTTTGATTCTTCATCATAGTGATTTTTACCATCATACCATTCAT